GAACGCCAAGCGGGAATTGGCGCATCGGAAGTCGCCACTGCGTTAGGGCTTAATCCATACAAATCGCCCTATACGCTCTGGGCCGAAAAGCGCGGGATCGTCCTGCCTAACGCTAGGGAGACGCTTGCAATGCGGTTGGGCCACCTTTTGGAACCAATTGTTACCACGCTTTACGAGGACGAAACGGGACGGCGGACACACGATCCTGGAGAGTTCGCATTCCGCAGAAGTACGGATTGGGATTTTCTGTTTTGTACGCCCGACAGGATTGTTTACGACGGTAAACGAGGGTTTGGCGCGCTCGAGTTAAAGACTTCTGGTCAGTTTAGCGCAAAGGACTGGAGGGGTGGGTCTGTGCCATTACACCACCAAGTTCAAAATCAGGCGCAGATGTTGATTCTGAACCTTAAATGGGGGTCGGTAGCTGGTTTGATTGGCAACCGCGACTTTTTCACTCGAGACTTTGATCGGCAGGATGGGTTGTTGTTCAAGGTCGTGGAGCATCTTAAACGATTCTGGGACCGGGTTCAGACCGGCACTGCGCCGCCAGTAGACGGGTCGAAATCAACGAAGGAAACGTTATGCCTACTACACCCGAACGATAACGGCGCCACGGCAACTTTATCGTCTGATACGGTCAATCAGGACAAACGGCTAATCGAGATCAAGGCAATGCTGAAAAAGCTCGAGACCGAGAAGATCGAGCTAGAGAATTGGTTCAAGGAACAAATCGGCGATGCGACATTTGGCGAGTTTGGCAATGTCCGGTATAGCCTCAAAACGCAAGTGCGCAAAGGAAAAATCACGGTTGCGGATGAATACCTTGACCGTTTGGTTACAACGGACATTCCATTCGAGCAAAAAGATAGTCAGTTTAGAGTCTTGCGCAAGTTGAAGGTGGGCAAGTAAACGTTAAGGGAGACGACAACCATGGCTGTAAAAGTAGATATGCCTAAACCAAGCGAGACAAAAGAGAATCTGCCGAATGAAAAGGCGCTTATAGCGGCGGGGTCTCGTGGGTTACAACTAACAAGTTTGAGTACAATGTATCGATTTGCCCAATACGTAGTCGCTTCTGGTTTCGCGCCCAAGCAAATGGAACGGCCCGAGAGCGTCCTTATCGCAATCCAGATGGGGGCCGAGATCGGGCTTCTTCCGATGCAAAGTATACAAAACATTGCGGTTATAAACGGTCGGCCTTCGGTATGGGGCGATGCCGCAAAGGGCCTTTGTGAGGCGTCACCCCTTTGCGAGTATATCAACGAATGGTATGAGGGCGAGTATCCGAATGACGATTTCAGGGGTGTTTGTGAAGCCAAACGGAAAGGCCGTGATAAACCAGTAAGGGTTGAGTTTAGTATTGCAGACGCCAAGCTGGCGGGGCTTTGGGGCAAAACAGGGAAAACTGGGCAACCGACACCTTGGGTTACGTACCCAAAACGTATGTTACGTTACCGACCACGTGGATTCTGCTTGCGTGACACGTTTCCTGACTTGCTGAAAGGACTTTACATCGCCGAAGAGGCCCGGGATCTGCCGGCAGCTATTGATGTTGTAGCAGAAGAAGTCCATGAGCCATTTGATGCGCCTACAACGCTCGAGGATCTGGAGAAGCAGCTTGGGTCGGGACAGCCCGATTTGAACCAAAGTTCCGATACGGAGTTTGATACCCAAACTACGGAGGTTCTGCCCGAACCCGAGCTTACAGATCAGCCGGAACAAGCAACATCTGAACCAGAATCGGTGATGGTGGAGAACGATGATTCCATGAAGGACGAATTGTTTTAGTTGGCGACAAGGGGGTCACATAATATGAAACAGACATTAACTGATGCCGTTGTGGAGGATGAGACTGAAAAGGGTTTGCTGGTTTCAGTCAACTATTGGTATCGGGAGACACAGAACTCTGCCAAAGTTGAGGAGTGTCTTTATCCTATTTGGATACCCAAAAGCCACTGTTTTGTAACCCGTCAAGGCATTCAAGTAACCCAATGGATGCTCGAAAAATTAGAAGAGCGGATTGCAGACAAGTTCGGTTATGCCGTTGTCGGTATCGAAGTGGAAAAAACAGAGGATGTATGAGCTTAGTTTATTCAGTGGCGCAGGGGGCGGACTGCTCGCCACACAACATTTGTTGGGTTGGACAACGATAGGCTACGTAGAAATTGACTGCTTTTGCCAAAAAGTTATTGCACAACGGATCGAAGATGGATTGCTTACTGATGCGCCTATTTTCGGTAATGTGCGTGCGTTCATCGAAAACGGATGCGCTGAAATCTATCAAGGAATGGTTGATGTCCTTACGGCAGGATTCCCCTGCCAACCCTGGTCCTGTGCCGGTAACCGGAGAGGCGAGACAGACAAACGAAACCTGTGGCCCGAAACAATTGCAGTGGTTCGCATTGTACGACCACAATACGTATTCTTGGAGAACGTCCCAAACCTGCTTGCCGGGAGTCACGGATATTTCGGACAAATACTCGGAGACCTGGCCGAAAGCGGGTATGATGCTCGATGGCGTTGTCTATCGGCAGCCGAGTTGGGAGCGCCACATCGGAGAAATAGGCTGTGGATTATGGCCGAGTCCGAGAAGTACGGCCCTGACGGACGGGGACGCGAATTTTCAGAAGCGCAAAGCGGGGGGCAAGGTATCAACGCCCAAGCTCGGCACGGCGGTACACATGTGGCTGACGCCAGACGCGGGACAGGGCAAGAGATACGGGCAACACCCGGGGCGAATCAACCCGCAACGGACCTTCACCCTGAACGATGCTGTCAGGAAATCCATTGGTGGGACACCGACCCGGCGGACGTTCCCGACCCCGAATGTGGGGGGCGAAGGGCCACAAACGCATGGCCAGATAAGTGGTCAGTTCCGCAAGCAGATGGAGCGTGCGACGGGCGAGAAGGGCCAGTTGAATCCCGAGTGGGTCGAACTTTTGATGGGCTGGCCGCAATTTTGGACTTGCTTAGACCCCATGAACGTGCTATCGTTTAGCAAGTGGCTTAGGGGGTTCAGGCAAGGAGAAGCCCATGCGGCGAAAGGTGGAAAAACCGAAACGGTGCCAAACATGCGGCAAAATGATGCGGCGCAAGAGGTTCGGAACGCGCCTGGAGGATTGGGGGGCTTGGAAGAGGCGAAAGTACTGCACTCTTTCGTGTGCGAACACAAGGAAATCTTTATCCAAGTCGGGTTGGCTGTGGCGGGCAAGCAAATATCGCAAGAAGAGTTGCGAGGCTTGTGGAATAAAACGGCGACTTCAGACACACCACCTCGACGGAAATCACAAGAACATAAGGCTGGAGAACTTGCAGACCCTGTGCATCTGGTGCCACAGATTTATCCATCATACGGCAGAGCGGCTTGGCTGGAGGGAACCTGGGAGGCTGCCATCCCTCGTGTTGCACAGAAAATAGCCCATCGCGTGGACCGACTTAAAGCCCTTGGCAATGGGCAGGTTCCGGCAGTGGCTGCGGCAGCATGGAGGTTGTTGAATGATGGCTACAAACAGTGCGGTGAAGATAGAAAGAAAACCAATTGTGCTAAAAACGCGGATAAACAAGCTAGAGTATAAGACATACTTTGATGGGCGTCGGTTGACAAATAGACATTGGCTTATTGACACCCATTATTTGCCGGTGACGTTTACCGCACCGAAGTTCCGAAAGGCCATATCCCGTGGCCGATTCAGCTATGACCATTGTGGGGGATTCAAGTTTGGTCAAAAGGCGAAAATGCCGACCCGCCCAATTACAATAACAGAGTTAATGCGGTCCGTTCGTCTTCGGTACAAAGATTATTGTGTTCTTGAATTTGTTGACTTAGTAAACCCGGTATCGGACCCCGATAACGCGGACATTCTTGTGCGCCTACTTCGGAATCACAACCCCAAAGATTTCTTTACGCTTTTGGCTGTAAGTCTCGATTATATCCAGTTGTTCACAGACCAGGGCGGCAGATGGTTAGGGACCCGCCCAGCTAACTTGTTGTTGCACCCGCTAATCTTTGAAATAAAATCGGGGGGCAAATGGCGTATTGGCGCATTGGTAATGCCTTGGGATATGGACACAGTAAAGCTAAAAGAGGTTTGTCATATATAACGCCGCAAGATAGGGGTTATTGACCAATGGTTACGATTGACAACGTGAAGATCAAAAACTTTCGCGGAATTGAATCTGCCACATTGGAAAATCTACCGACAGGACTGTTTCTGACGGGGTTGAACGGCGCTGGTAAAAGCAGCCTGATTCAGGCTATACGAATGTTGATCTGGGGTCGTGTGTTCGATGTAAACGGCAATCGGCTCAAAAATCTGGATTTAGTAGGCGACCACGGTAAGGAAGCCACAGTCGAGGTTGGGCTGACCCTGAATGGCAAACAATGCGAGCAGTTGACCATGTCAATGACCATCAAAGCCGGCCACGCTGCGGTCACGGTGTTTGACAAACACAACCGCGTCAAGTTTGCCGGCGATCCTCGCGAGGTACGGCGAATGTTCTGGGACTATATCGGCGCCAACTCGCGACATGCCGAATGTGCGGGCAACCCCAAGACATATGTCACATCAAAAGAGCTTGGAGATGTCTTGTCAGAAATGTTGGTAGGCGATATTGACCGAAAACAGTTAATGGCTACGGCTGGGGACCACGCGAAATGGCTTGAGCAATGGCCTGGGCTCGATTCCCTCGAAAGTCTGAAATCTATCGGACAAGCGGCCTACACGAGACGAACAGATATCAACAGGGATATCAAGATGGTTGAAACCAAGATTGCCGAGCTAGAGACCACGGAAATCCCCTGCTCGACCAATGGTACGCCCCTGAATGTCGCAGATTTGTCTAATGTCCGGGATCGGATTCGTGTTATTAGCGCAGAACGAGATGCGTTGCTCGAGGAAAGGGGCCGCCTTTCTGAGGGCGGGATGACGGCAGATCGGCTTGATGCTAAACGCGCAGAGGTAAGAGATCGCATTGCGAAGATCGAGGACAAAATTGCGCCGCTCCAAACCCAAGTGGATTCACTCGAAAGAGAACAAGAGGCTTGCGGAGCCGAGATAAAAGAATTGGGTGACAAATTGTCTGATCTGCATGGGCAAAGCGCCCAAGCAGAGAACATATTGAACCAAGCCAAGACGCAACGCGCCAAATTGGCTGATGGGGCTATATGTCCAACATGTAAAAGACGGCTTGGGGAGAAGGCCCGGAAAGAGCTGCTTTCTCCTATGGATGATACAATTGCAGAAGCAAATACGAAACTTGGGACGCTTCTGGATCGGGAGCACACATTTAACCAGCTTATTGAGGACAGAAACGCGTTGCGCAAAAAGGCTGTCCAAGAAGTCGAAGCCGTTTACGAGAAACTTGGGCCACTTGCGGCTGACCTTCGTGAAGCACACCCGGAACTGAAACAACTCGCCGCGCTGATACCATGTTCTAACCGTTCACGCGAAGATATCGAGGTTGAGATAGACAAATTGGACAAACGCATCAGACATGGCCTTGATGTTGAAAAGGCGCTATCCTTGTTGAAGGAGTTCGGGCAACATCAAAGTCACTTGGCCGATCTTGGGGCCGAGAAATCTCACTTGGACTGGGCTGTGAACGCTTTGCATGATGGCGCATTGTTCAAGAAGTTCATGGTCGACGACCTCGGGATATTCGAGAAACGGTGCAACGAACAACTTCGAGCTTATGGGTACGAATTGGCTGTTGATGTTGGTGGTAAAACCGTAACAGTAATGTTGGGGCATACTGGCGCCGCAAAACGTCCTGTCGCCCAAGCGTCAAAAGGTGAGCAAGCCCTTACGCAGATCGCGGTTGCTACAGCGTTTGCAGATAACGGAATCGTATTGATTGACGATCTTGATGGACTAGACGGGAAGTTCAAACCCATCATTTTTCAACAACTTGAAACTGCTTTTGCAGAATATGGGACCATTATTCTGGCCGGCGCATGGGGTCTTCGTCAGGAGCCGGATATTGATCAGTTGACCAAGGCGATGCGGCCTACGGGCGTAGTTTGGATAAACGATGGCAACTGTAGTTTTGTCGGGAAGGGAAAAACAGCATGAGCGCAAATAACCAGGTCGAACTTCATATATAGATTTCTGGGGATCATAGTGGGCAAAACGATTGAATTTTTTGTACGAGGACTCCCGCATCCGAGTGGTAGCAAGGTGAGTTTTCTGCATAGTAAAACGGGCCGTATTATCACCAAGGAAAGCTCGCCGCGGTCCGGGGAATGGCGAGAATGCGTCAAATATGCCGCACAGAAAGCATACCAAGGACCTCCTATAGAGAACGCTGTACGGTTAGACGTAACGTTCTACATCCCGCGCCCTAAAACCCATTATGGTACGGGGAAAAATAAGGCTAACCTGAAAAAGTCTGCGCCGCCATATCCAATTGCTTTTCGACGGCTGGACCGGGACAAGTTGCTTAGGAACTTGCAGGATGCGCTGACTGAGGCTGCAATATGGCGTGACGATTCGCTGGCCGTTACTGGCGATACGTCAAAGTTCTATGCGCACGATGATACTCCGCCTGGCGCATGGATTCGGATTGAGGAATTGACAGAATGAGCATTGAGGTGATTCAGGGCGATGCCCTGGAGGTATTAAGCGGTATGAAGACGGAATCAATACACACCGTTTGTACCTCGCCGCCTTACTGGGGCCTCCGGGATTTTGGTACTAGGGCGTGGGAGGGCGGAGATTCGGAATGTGCCCACAAGGTTAGGAACAATCCGCAAATCGCATCATCTACATTAAGGGGAGGCAAAAAGACAGTTGCCCAATCCCAGGAAGGATACAAGGAAATTTGCGCCAGATGCGGTGCGCGACGGGTTGACAAACAACTTGGCCTTGAGAAAACACCGGCGGCCTATGTAGACCAGCTCGTTCAAGTATTCCAGGAAGTGCGGCGTGTGCTGCGTGACGATGGCACGCTCTGGCTGGTGCTAGGCGACAGTTATTCAGGGAGCGGAAAGGGCATCGGATCTGGTCACGGCAAAGCCGTAATAACGGATAATGATATGGCGAAAACAGATTGGTCTCAAGCCGGCCTGAAACGTAAGCAGCTTTGCATGATACCCGCTAGGGCCGCGCTTGCTCTCCAGGCCGATGGCTGGTGGTTGCGCTCAGACATTATCTGGGAAAAGGCGAATGCAATGCCCGAGAGCGTGACGGATAGGCCAACAAAGTCATATGAGCATATATTTCTGCTTACGAAATCGCCAACCTATTTTTGGGATGGCGACTCAATACGGGAACCGTTTGTTTATCCAGACCGCGAATATCGGCGCGAGACCGAATATCACAAGACGTTCGGGCTTCTCAAGTCTGGTAACCGAACGACTGGTGGGTTACACAACGGAAGGAAGCGTTATGGCGATGCCAGTAAGGGCCGTAATGTCCGTGATGTATGGACCATCCCAACCGAGCCATTCTCGGAAAGTCACTTTGCCGTTTTTCCCCAAGCGCTTGTCGAGCGATGTATCAAGGCCGGCACAAGCGAAAAGGGATGTTGTCCGAAGTGTGGATCGCCCTGGATTCGTGTTGTAAAAAAAAGCGCCGCGTCGCATAAGGCTGAAACACATTCGGCCTATCCAAGCGGTAGTTCTGTCGGCAGACTAGCCTTATTGCGACAAGCAGCCCGAATCGCGGGGGCCGAATACTGTGCCGCAAAGAAAACAGTTGGTTGGCAACCATCTTGTAACTGTGTTGGGTGTGGCGATATAGACTTTGGGGGTATGGATGTTACGAACAGTTATCCTACCCCCATTCCCTGTACGGTCTTGGATTGTTTCGTGGGATCGGGCACAACGTTGCTCGTAGCGCAGCGGCTTGGCCGAAACGCTATTGGTATCGAGCTTAACCCTAAATATTGTGATATGGCCAGGAAACGGACAAGCCAGATATATCTACATGAAGCAGAAACCTCGGCGGCCCCGTGTGGTGAAGAATGAATCAGTGGCACAAAAACATAGCTAAGTGGCGCATTGGGGAAGCACTGTATATATCTGTCCCGTTTACGTGGTTGTTGCCCAATGCCAAGATAATTGCAACAGCACATCAAGGACGTGTTGTTGCTGGTGGTCCAGCCGTCAGCCTTTTAGGCGCGCCTTGGGCTGACGAAACGCCAGAAGAGGCACCAATAGAACCCATTCTTTTTCACAATCCTTGTGCAACCTTCACAACACGAGGTTGTCCAAACCGTTGTCCATATTGCATTGTTCCAAAGGTTGAGGGGGACTTTTGCGAACTATCGTCATGGCGACCTGCGCCCATGATTTGTGACAACAACATTCTTGAATCATCTTGGAAACATTTTGAGCGTGTAATTGATTCCCTTCGGCCTTTTAGGGCTGTGGACTTTAATCAGGGATTAGATGCGGGTTTATTTACGTCACAACATGCCGGTTTGTTGGCAACGTTACAACATGTCAAAATACGATTCGCTTTTGATTCGAGCAAAGACGAAGTCATTGTTGCTGATGCCATTCAGGCAGCGCGGCGAGCAAATCTAACGGATATTTCTATCTATGTTCTTATAGGGTTTGATGATGATCCGGAAAACGCAAAGTCTCGATTGGAATGGGTACGCTCATTCAATTTGCGGCCTAATCCAATGCGGTTTCAGCCACTTGATGCGCTTTCTAAAGATAGTTATGTGGCCCCAGGGTGGACCGACAGAGAATTAAAACGAATGATGCGGTATTATTCGCGCTTGCGGTGGTTCGAGCATATTCCATTTAACGATTTTGAATACGAGCCAAAAGAAACACTGGACTTGTTCTTGGCGGCCCCGCGTAACCGAAACGCTTGTGATGACCATAACCCTACAACTTGCGGGGCCGTCGAGCCTAAATGAAAAGAAAGGGGCAAACATATGAAACAAACACTGAGCCATGCCTCTGTAGAGAATGAAACTAAAAAGTATTTGCTGGTTTCGGCTAATTATCGGCATCGAAAGACAAAGAGTTTTGCCTGGGTCAGGGAATTTCTTTATCCTGTTTGGATACCCAAAACTCAATGTTCTATTACCCCCCAAGGCATTCAGGTAACTCAATGGGTGCTTGATATGCTGGAAAAGCGGATTGCAGATGAGTTGGTCCCGGACCTTTTCCGTATTAACTTAGTGGAACCCATTGACCGTTGAATCAGTTTTGTGGGCCTGTGCGGCGTGAAGGGACACGCACTACAATAAAGTGCCCAGGGTCGGTATCGAGTCCGAAAAAGGAGAAAGTAAAAATGTCAGCATCTGAACAGGCCAAACAGAGTCCCTTTGAGGGTCTTGAAATGCAGCTGATAAACCTAACAAATTATGCGCAAAAACTTGTGGATGTTACTATCGAGAAGGAGACCGAATTACTTGGGTCGGCGCCAGAAACCAAAATTTTCCCAAAGGATGATCCGCCTCCGGCAGGATATATACCTAGACTATCAGCAAAGGTTATGCAGGTTTTTGATTGTTTGGATGAGGTCCTTGCTCATCTGGAAAAACTTTAACCCTTAAAGGAATTCAAAAGATGTTTGAACAGGATCAATATAAGTCATTAGAATCAGCCATAAGGGAAATAGAGATTTTGGAAGCGGATCTCGCTGATGCAGAAGAACAACTTGAAATCGACGAAGCCGAGATCGTTGAGCAAGCAGACAGGATTCTCGAACTTGAGAAAAGTATCGTTTTCCTACAATCAAATAAGAAGAACCAGAGGGGAAAGTCAAGCAGTTAGAAAAACCAGCATGCCGTGGATACTGTGCAGAAACCGAAAGGAGAAAGGGAGATAATGCTAATCACAACTGACCGGATTGTGGGCTGCGAACTGGGCCTAGGTTGTTATTCTGAGTCGCGCGTCCGTGATATTTTAGGCAGCGGCCTGGACCTGCGCGGGCTGTGGGAAAAGCGGCAGATGTTAGATAGTTTGGAGGATTTCCTCTTGGTGGCGCTTCGGGTGCTATCTACCCCAAAACTGTGCTGGTTGGGGACAGACATTGCGGTCCGTGCGTTGCCGATATATGAGGCGGCGTGTCCGACACAGGACGCCCCCCGTGCCGCGATTGTAACGGTTCGACAATACCTTCTAGGTGAAATTGGGATAGAACAAGTTTATCCCGCTGCCGATGCCGCCTATACCGTTGCCCGTGACGTTGCCGCTACCGCCGCTCGCGCCGCTGGTATTGCCGTCGCCAATGTCGCCTATGCTACTGCCGGGGTCGACGATGCCGCCCACGTCACTAGCGCTGCCGCCTATGCCGCCTATGCCATAACTGGGCCTAGTGCCTATGGCACCTATGTCCCTGTTAGGATCAATGCCGAACGGGAGTGGCAGTGTCTGCGGACGCTGGAGTATGCGGAAGGCGACCCTGAACCATTACCGTTGCCACCAAGAGAATGAAAGGAGCAAACACATGAAACAGATAATGACAACATTAACTGAGAGACGAGCACAATTTGTCTACGACGCTGCCAGGCTTGCAGCTCAAGCAGCAAACGCCCCTATCGTACCTGTTCTTTTTAGCGAGAGAGAGGAGCCATTCAAAGAGCAGTTTTGTGATGTGATCGAGCGACAGTGTGGAGACAACCGATCGGGATCGCCGGAAGAGTTACACGATAATTGGATGCAGGCGTATTATACAATGGGTTGGGTTTATGGGAAGGTGTATAACAGAGAGGCGAAAACACATCCTGACCTCGTACCTTATGCCGACCTTGGACAACTCGAACGCGATAAGGATTCTGTTTTCGTGGCTTTATGTGAGATTGCTCGACAGTGGATATATTGATGGTAAGAGCTTAGCTACAAGCCCACACAGAAAAGGAATATGGCAAATGCTAATCACAACTAAATGGATCATGTCTCACACTCCTTCTCCAAAGTATTCTGAGTCGCGAGTCCACGAGATAGTAGGTGATGGCCTGGACTTGCGCGGACTTTGGGACAAGCGGTCAATGCTAGACAACTTGACGGACTTTCTGTGTGTGGGGCTGCACTCAGACATGCTGGGCGTAACCAAACTACGGTGGCTGCTTACAGGCATTGCAGCCCATGTGTTGCCAGTTTACGAGACGACACACCCAGAGGGACTAGCTCCACGCACAGCGATTGTGGTTGCCCGTCAATATCTTCGTGGTGAAAATAAAACCACCCTGGCGAAAGTAAATATCGCAGCCGATGATGCTCAAATTGCCGCCGCCCATGCCTCCAACATTACCGCCCATCATGCTGCTATTGCCGCCAGCTATGCCGCCAAGGCCATCGCCGATCCTACTTATGCCCGCACTATCTCTACTTATGCCACCAATGCCGCCGAGGCTGAACAAGATTGGCAATGTCTGTGGGTGTTGGATTATGCAGAAGGTGATCCTGAACCGTTCACGCTGCCACCGAGAGAACGAAAGAAGCAATAGGATGATAGACAACATTGATACTATTAGGATCAGGGGACGTTTTGATGTTTCGCGCCTTGCGAATACAGACGGGATAAAGGCAAAAGAGATTATCTGGTACTTATGCAACGCCGTAGATGAGGCGAATGCTAGAATTGAACAACTTGAGCAGGAGCTAGAGGAACTAGAACAAGGGATAGGGTTACGGGAAACAGAACAATCCTAATCTTAAGTTTCGCCGTGCGTTCTACGTACGGGCGGAGTAGAAAGGAGAAAACAATGGAGGTCACTGCTGTAGAGGTCCTAAAGGAAATCCTGATGGTGTTACGCCTGATAAATGCAGGTTTGCTCGTCTTGGTAGTAATGGCAGGAGTGGCCGGCGCGGTAGCGGTTTGTAAAGGTACGCGGAAGGCGATCCCGAACCACTACCATTGCCGCCAAGAGGATGAAAGGAGCAGATAAATGAATACTATTGCCAAGGATATGCCCGTAGGGCTTTGCTGTTCGTGTTGTTACGTTTACTTTGAAAACCCGCACGGTTTCCCTGTCTTGTGTAATGCCTGTTCCCGAAAATTACGCCCACCGAATATTCCAAGAGCCACAGAGAAGGAAAGGTAAATTATGAAAAAGATGCTTTGGAGAATACTTTGGGTGATTTTTTGCCTATATGCCGGTTTTGGGTTGGCAGGCGGTTTTCGGTACTTGATACAAACCTGGATAGGCCCGTAGTGGCCGAGATGCGTCATTTGGAAATTAACAAAATGAATTGACGGGGGGAAAATCAAATGCCGACAGATATAGAGTGGGTCCAAAACCCAGACGGCACAAAGGGAGAAAGCTGGAACCCGATAACGGGCTGCTCACATGCAGGTACGCCCGGTTGCGACAACTGTTATGCGCGACGCTTGGCCCAACGGCTACGGGGCCGGTTCGGCTACCCCAAGGACGATCCTTTCCGCGTAACCTACCATCCAGATCGTCTCGAACGGCCGCTAGGTTGGCAAAAACCTCGACGTGTCTTTGTCTGCTCCATGAGCGATCTTTTTCACGAAAACGTCGCCCCGGGAACCATCGCTGAAATAGTCAGGATGATGAGCTGTTGCCATCGGCATAAATTTTTGGTGTTGACGAAACGGCCCGAGCGAATGAAATCTACGCTACCATCATGGCCGCTGCCTAATATCTGGCTTGGCGCAAGTGTCGAGAACCACAATGCCGCCATTGAACGGATACCGCACTTGCTGGAGATGCGATCTCGTGTCCTATTTGTGTCGTGTGAGCCATTATTGGGCCCTATTGATCTTACCCGTATCGTAGTATTCAAAGAGCAGCCCGGTATCTGCATACCCGTTATTGAGCTATTAGACTGGGTAATTGTCGGCTGCGAATCTGGCCCACGGGCACGACCAACAGAACTTAATTGGGTTCGAGGTATCAAAAATCAATGTAACGAGTTCCATGTACCGTTGTTTATCAAACAGCTTCGGATTGATGGGCGGTTATCGCGAGACCTCGGCGAATGGCCGGAGGATCTGCGGCTGCGTGAGTATCCCTTAGGAGTTGGATGATGCCTTGTCAACACTTTAGAAATGTGACGATATCGCCAATGGAGGAAAGAGAGCAATGCACGTAGGGAGTATACATAACCCACAGACGGCCCCTGCGCGGGTCCTGCGGGTGTTAACAGCGCGTCTTGGCGAGTGGGTAGATGGTTGGACTCTTACAGAACTTGCGCACGTCACAGCGGTTTCTACACGCAAATCCGAGGTTGATTATCAGTTGAAACGGCGGCCAGACCTGGGTTTGTGTATCGAACACAAGCAACGATCCCACGGACATTATTACCGGATTGTTGAGGTAGGCAATCAACTTGAGCTGCCCACGACCAACGTTTCGGAAAGGGAACCAAATATGGCTTTCATGTATGTGTTGGACAAACAAGGGAATCCGCGGGTCGAACCAGATGTCATAAAATGGGGCGTTTGGTTCAGCGAATCTCAGGCACAACGGCGGATAGCATACGATTGTGTTGGTGATATAGTAATATCCACAGTCTTCTTGGGCATTGATCATGCCCTGCCAAACCAGCTTCCGATACTTTTCGAAACAATAGTGTTTAAGGGCGAACTGTATGACGTTCCAGTAGCAGAAGCGCGTTATCACACAAAAGAAGAAGCCTTGAAGGGGCACGCTAATATTGTACGACATGTAGGAAATGGAGCAACCCCATTGGTGTTTCCAGAAGAGAATTGAAAAATTGGAGGAATGAATCGTGCCGCGCGCAAGAAACCTGAAACCAGGCTTTTTTAAAAACGAGGCCCTAGCAGAACAACCGTTTGCCGCCCGTATTTTATTCCAGGGTTTATGGATTTTGGCAGACCGCGAAGGGCGGCTCGAGGACAGACCAAAACGCATTAAAGCTGAGATTTTGCCTTATGATGATGAGAATATAGAGGAGCTGTTAACCAACCTAGCCCGTGTGCTCGACGCCGACAAAAGCCCGGCGTTTATTGTGCGGTATGAAGTCAATAAGCGCCGATACATCCAGGTCGTGAACTTCAAAAAACACCAGTGGCCGCACAGCCGGGAACCGGCCAGCACTATACCAGCACCGGACTCGCCCAGTGCTAGACCTATGCTAGACCAGGGCTGGCCTGGGAAGGGTTTAGAAAAATCTGTAAACCCTTGTGCCGCAACGAGCACAGAACAAGAACAGGACAAGCACAGTACCGGCCCAGTCTCCTGCGCGCGCGATCCGGATCCCCTATCCCCTATCCCCTATCCGGGATCCCCTATCCGGGATCCGGGATCCGGATCTACTTCTCTAAGAAGAGAAGTTTGTACGGAACGCTTTTCTAAGCGTGCCGCACCGACAAACGATGTTGATCAAACGTTGCTTATTTTCCCGACATCCGGCAAAGGGAAACAGAGTAAAGTAAAGCAATGGGTTCTGACGCTTGAAAAGGCCCATGAGTATTGGGAAACGTTTGGCGAGCAGATTGACGTACTTGAAGAAGCGCGGTACGCCCGTCAATGGTGCCGCGATAATAAGGCGAAACGTAAAACAGCTGGAGGTATGCCGGCGTTCCTGGCGCGTTGGTTTAGGCGTGCTGTAGACAGTGGCAAAGGGGCCCCACCGAAGTCAGGACGCGAGATGGCGGCAGAGGCCAAGCGTATGGTGGCGGCGCGAGCGGCAGATGAAGCCCAGGCGCGACGGGTAGCCAGGCGGGGAGATGACCGCGCAGAAGACGAAGTAGTCCCTGTAAGTATCGGCGATCTCGTGAAGGAGCAAGTGGCAAAGCTGCAACGGCCAAAAAAGGAGAACGATCGTGACAAAACGTGAGGGATGGTATAGGCCGAATGGTGCGCGATGTGCACACTATTTTCGCAAACGGCGGTCGCTGTGCCGGAAATGGCGGTTTGGTTTTTTCGCGTGGTATCGAGGGACGGATCAGGACATCACGACGGTCCGATGCCGAGTGTGTGAGAAAAAGCGTGCCAAGAAAATAGGGATACCGAGTGATCTCGTGAAGCTCACATGAAAAGGGAAAGTCTATTGGGCAAGAGTAGCCTAGGATGATAGGAAATGTACTCAGGTTGCCCCATGATTAATAATCTGGGGCCCAAAGTGCTTTGATGTCTTAAAGGGGTGATTTCGCCAGGAAGGGGCCTAGGATGCCCCAGAAACGATTATAACGACAATACCCCTATTTTTGTGGGCTGAAAGGAGACTAAAATGCCGTATACGATCAAAAAACGAGGTCGGAAGTATCAGGTGGTCAACACACAGACTGGGGATGTGAAGGGCACGCACGATAGCCTCACAAAGGCCGAAAAACAGATCAGTTTGTTGCGCGGCGTCGAGCATGGGTGGCACCCGACTGGAGCACGAACCAGAAAACCAAAAAAGAAAAGGTAGTTTTTCCTTCAAAAAGAACCAATTAGGAGTATGTTGTATGAAGAAAAAAAAGAAAGTTAAACAGTCCGTAAAGGGTGTTTTACACGGCGTTCCTGTATTGGTTTCGCTCTGTAGGGGACAAGATTCTTATGTGGTTTGGGATAATAAAACCATTGCAAAAATGCTAATTGGCAGAGATCACGCATGGCGAAGGGTCTTGGCTGGTTTATTGCACGAGGCGTTCGAATATGATGCTGTTTTGCTCCGGTTGCGTTTCGAGCCTGCGGATATTTGTGCGCGCCGCCTTTCAAACGTGATTTTTTTCTGGACGCATGAACAATATGGCGAAATCTGTGACGATGTTGGGTCTTTTCTGGCTCAGGTTTTGCCAAGCGTCCGCGAAATGTATGACGCCCAGAAAAAGTGAGAAGACACAAAAAAAGACGGCTGATATCTCTACCAGCCGTTCCCTGCTGTCATTAAGATTGTAACGACTTAAGTATCCACCTTTCCGTTGGCGTCCACTTACGAAGCCGGAGTAGCTTGGGAATGTCCAGGCCGGCGATAATCGCGTCATAGTAACAATTTACGGGGATGGAGACGCCAAGGCGATCCGCCCAATAACTACGTTGCCAAGGCGCCGGCAATACGCGATGATGTTTCATTGTGCCAGCAACATTGGGCAATGACATCTGGGACCAGTACCAGTCGCCTCCGACCCATAGCTTGCCCTCGACCGCTAGGTTGCCTAAGGCGATCAGGTCGCCACGCCTGACGGTCAGATCGCGTCCGGCGGTTAGGTCGCCGCTTTTGACGGTCAGGTCGCCGCTTTTGACGGTCAGGTCGCGTCCGACAGTCAGGTCGCCGCTTTTGACAGTCAGGTTGCCGCCTTTGACGATTAGGTCGCGTCCGGCGGTCAGATCGCCGCTCTTGACGATCAGGTCGCGTCCGACAGTCAGGTCGCCTAAGGCGGTCAGCTCGCCGCTCTTGGCGATTAGGTTGTCCCCGACGGCTAGGCCGCCTAAGGCGATCAGGTCGTCTCGAACCCATAGGTTGCCTCCGACGATCAGGTTCGGGAGTGCGCCGTAAAGATGTCCTACAATCCTGCAATCGTCGTTAACAATAATCTTGCCCTTTTTCTCTAGCACCAGTAATTCTTCCAGGCTCGTTATCGTTGTCATATTTTACTCTCCTTTCTGAACGCCATACCGCTCTTATCCTTAGCTGTCCCCGCCTTAATTTTGAGCGGACCCCAACTAGCCAACATGCCGCGTCGAGCTCAGTTGTAGACTGATTGATCACAAGTGAGTCTGGACTGTGCGCCCAGCCGAAACCGCCATTCTGGCAATTGTATTCGCGTTCCGGCGTGTCAGGCACGTCATGGTCGCTGATTCGGACCCGATAGCCGTCGCGAATATAATATACGGACTTTCCCGATGTGCGCTTCTCCCGCCGGAACCCCATAGCGCGCAGTGTTTTGAACACTTTTTGCCGTAGTTGATATCCCGGCTCGGCCTTCCTCAACGCCCATGCCTGCCGAAGCCTCTCGCTTTTACGGGCACTACCAATTGCATCCACCAAGGCGAGTCGCCGCCTGATATTCCGTGGCAGACAAGCCCGCTGATGGGCCTCGGCACAAGCCGCCCTCTGTAGATTTCGCCGGTCCGGCGCGCCGGCGGGAACGATCTCGGCACGGAACCGGTCTTCAAACCGCGCGAGTGCTTGTCGAGCCTTTTCAATTCTATTCATCATTTCCCGTTCCTTTCTGGTTTGCCTTGCTCCCAACATGGCGGCCTGCTTGCGGGCCGCCTTGCGGGGAGCAAATCCCCGCCGCCATTGTACCGCTGCCGCGCCTCGGCAGCAGTCAACTCCTCAATGCCCTTACCCCTATGCACTATACCCCAATAGGTCTCTGGATGGTTCCCTACACCCCAACACACGGTATCGCCCGGGGAGACTATAAGTTGTACAGTCCCGCCGTTAAGATCATCACCATATTCGCGATGGCTCCGATAACTGCCCCCCGTGATCGTTGGCCTAGCGTCTATCGGCCAACTTATTACACGCGCAACCCAAGGCTTTTCATCACGGCATGTGATTACTACCCTTTGCTCCATCATTGTTCGTCTGTTTTTGGTTCCCGCACCTAAGGTGACGGTCGCCTCATCGGTTGCGATTGTGTAGCTCACGTTCTTCATCACTCGTCCTCCTTGTGCTCAAAACACGCCATGGGTTGCCCTTGCTAATCAATACTGATCGGGCAGTAGCAAGGTTGTGCCCTACCGATTGCCCTGGGTGTCAATAACTGCGTCGGTGATGATCCACAGCTTGGTGCCATCGGATAGGGTGTATGCGCTCAGGAGTCGACTGCCGTCAATCAGCGCCTGATCGTTAGCTTCCTTGTCGTCAGCGCAGACTTCGCCCCAGTCGCCCAAGACGTGTTGCCGTAAATACTTCAAGCCGTTGGCGCTATTCTGGCACAGGGCCTCGAGTGCGCCGGGTGTAGCCACGATTGGACCGAGACGGAATCGGACTTTTTCTTTTGTTTTCATGGTAGTTTCCTCCCTTCCTGGTCTTGTTCCCGACACGGCGGCCAACCCTAGCCGCCTTGCGGGGAGCAAGCTCCCCGCTGCCATTAGCGCTGCGGATCAAGCAGATCCGCCTGGGCGCGATTCTGCGCCGCAAACGCCCGGCATTCCGCCGCCTTGTCAGCACAGATAACGTCCTGGCCGGCATAGATGGGTTTAGCCGCCTGGCGCAGGTGCGCCGCAGCGCGCTGCTCCTGCTGTACTGCCAACACCCGTAGTTGCGCCGCCTTTAGAGCGTCCTTGGTTTGTTTTGTCATCACTCGTCCTCCTCTTTCGGTTTGTCCACATACCGCTGCCGCGCCTCGGCAGCGGTCAACTCCGCAATGGTCTGGTCTATGTTGACCACACCCCAATGGGCCTCTGTGTCATGGCCGCGATGGTCCTTTTGGCCCCACCGCACAATATCGCCGGGATAGGCCATGATCTCTACCTCGCCTCCGTTAGGGGCGCCGGTGTATGCGTGACGGCCTATGTAGGCACCCCATGTGATCGTCGGCTTATCACCCACAGGCCAAGCGATTATACGTCCAATCCAGGGCTTGCCGTAGCGGCGCGCGTTGTACGCGCCAAAATCGACCGCCACCCTCACCTTGGCGGCGGGCTGTCCCGTTCGGCGCGCCAGCTCATCCGCCACGGCATCCCTTAGCGCAACCAGCTGATCGGTGTCAGCCGCATCCAGCGCCCCTGCAGATAGTATGGTCATTATCATGTTTCCTCCCTTCTGGTCTTGTTCCCGACACGGCGGCCAACCCTGGCCGCCCTGCGGGGAGCAAGTCCCCGCCTATTTTGTCACTCGCGGCAAAATACATTGAGGCCCAACTGGGCCCCGCTCTCGAGCGCAACTATGCCCTCGCTCGTGGCAATGATCTGCGTCTTGCCAGATTTGGACGGGCCAAACCGCTTGCTGAGGTCGACTTGGATGACCAGTATCTGGTTTTCGATCGTGTAGCTTACGTTCTTCATCACTCGGTCTCCTTTTTGTTGTTGGCCTAGTTAACACAGGAATCCCAGGTCTTGTAGCCGAGCCATATCCTCTGCGCGCGCCTCATCGGGATACTGCTCCCGCCATGCGGATAGTCGCAAGGCGGCGCGGACGGTCAGCCGGATGTACCTGCCTGCGTTGTCCTCACGACTGAGGTGGCGCAGGTCCTCAGCCTGGGCAAGGAGCGCGCGTATCGCTTGGCGCTCCTTGGCGCCCGGATGCTCGGTATCGTACTTGGCGCGCCGCTCGGCATCCCAGTCGTCAGACCACATCACCCGCATCCCGCTCTGTGTCGTGCCCATGTGAGCGTACATCGAGGCCGGGATATCGTCCAGCTTGCCCGCCTTGATAAGCCGCGCGGCCTCGGCCGCCGGCAGCGCGCCCTCCGCCTCGCTGTCAAGCAGGGGATAGCGGCCCCTATACCAGATAGTGCCGTCACTGCGCACCGTCGCGTTGGGCACGTGCACGACTATTCGCCCGCCGCGTATTGCTACTACTGCCTTATTCTTCATGAGCTTTATACCCTCCCTTGGTTGCCCTGTCCACCTACCTCTATTTTACACGACATATCCCGCATATGTCAAGTCTTTTTTTGCGGCCCGTAAACCGATGGCGCGTATGGATATATGGACGGATAGGTTTGGCCCAGGGAAATTCTTGTAGAAATAGAAAAGGGCCCTCATGGGCCCCAACGGCAAGAACCGTCCACCTCCGCAGCAGCGGATTGATCTTATTGTAGCCCGGCCGAAGGGCAGTTGTCAACCGGATCATGTTCAGGCGATTCCGCCGCGACGGGAAATCGCTGCAGTAGCTCAATAGTGGCGTTAAAACGTTTTAACGTTTTGACGTTTTGACGTTAAAGCGTCTCGGCGCCCAGCCCCGGGGGGGGAAGGGGGGTTAGGGGGGTTAGGGGGGGGTGAGTGGTGGCAAATATGGTTTAGGGTGTATTAGAGATACCTTAGATATCTTATATTTGTAGTTTTGGTAGTTTTGGTAGTTTTTGAGCTAAAAGACTCTGGTTGCCTGGTAATACATGTCCAGATATAAGATAGGGTGGATTTCATATATGTATCATAATTCGCAGTTTTGGAAAAACAGAAGGGTTGTTTGCCGGCGCGCTGCGCATGTTCCCTGGGAAAAAAATACCTACGCGTAAGTAGGTTTTGGGCCGCATCCGGGCTTTGGCGGAGGGCGTTAAGTACACGTGTTCTTGGGCCGAGGCCTGGAAACCGCGCAACCTTACTCGTGGCGGTGCTTTAGCCTTTGGCGCGGGCGCGAAGTACACGCGTTCTTTGCCCTGGTCTGGGCCCTGGCCCCGGGCTGTGTCTAGGCCTTGGACCGGGTCTGGGAGCCGAGCCGGGCTGTTCCTTCAATTTGACGTACTCAGGCTCGGTCCAGCCGGCTTGTCACATCAGCCAGATAGGCGCACGCGGTGACCGCTTGCCTCAAAACAGCTGGGGCCGATGATAGTTCGGGGGGCTTATACTGTGAGGTTGGGTAATGAGTACTTGCGCTCATGCGCTGGTATGCGCTGAGGCGTATCCGCGCATAGGGTAAGTTGTTGAAACATAAGGGTTTATAGGTTTCATGCGCCAGTATGCGCTGGGGTGGATAGGCACTATGCGGGCGCTGCCGGCCCTCAAACTGTTCGGCAACGCCCAGCATAGTCATGGCGCCGCGGATATAGGGTTCTGGCCTTGGGCCCTGAGCCCTGAGTCCTAAGGCCAGGCCCACACGGCGCGGGGCCGAGTTTCGTCCACTGCGACGCAAGGACGGAGTATAGCCCTGGCCGGCGTCCTTGTCAAGCAAGCCGGCAGGGGGGCGTGCTGGCCTTCCTGGCCTAGGGCACCGGCGCCCGTGCGTCCTTGACCAGCGCATCACGTCGCGCGATTACGATAATGCTGTGCGCTGGGTCGCCGTCGTGCCGCTCGGTCCGCGAGGCGCTCGCCATGTTGCTTGCCGGCTAACTACGGCGGTCGCCCGGGCCGTCGTGCCGCTCGGTCCGCGACTTAGCACGCCAAGCGGATGCTTATCGAGGGCGGCGGCGTCCAGGGCGGTGTGGACCCCTTCCACCTGTGCGCTCTTTCCCTGGCTGTCGCCGCGAGGGTCGGTTGCGCCCTTCGGCTCGCGCTCGTGACCGGCGGCCTCTACCGATTGCTTGCGACGCAGATCGGCGAAGGCTACTAGAACGCTCGGTCCCACCGCCGGGTCCTGCCGCTCGGTCCGTGACTTAGCCGGCACGGCCCGTATGGCCGTCGGCGGGGTGGGGGCGTTACGGTTCGGTTCTGCGTGCCGGCGTCCTAGTTTGCCGGAGATTGCCGGAGATTGCCGGAGATTGCGGCAGGTGTCGGCACCCACACCGTGACGCAAGGCCGCGGCCTAAGCCCAGCAGCCCACCTTGTCCTCCCGCCCCTCTTCCCTGTTGCAGTTTCCACCGAGTACCACCCCAAAATACCACCACGCGCTGGACACTTTATCGAGTGTTGGATGTAACCTATACCTTACACCGACGCCAGTGGTTTGAGGTCCTCGGATGATAGTTAACAGTTTGCCGCGCCAATGGTTACGAGGCCTTTCGGCTTAATAGCTACTGGATTCCAAATGTAACCGATACCTTACATTTCGATGATGGTGTATGGGTGCTGGGATCGACCTACCGCAACGCTGTGCCACAAAAATACCTAACGTTAGGTAGTAACGGTCAATATCCGATAGGCGCTTGTTGCAGTTTTGTTGCAGTTCCGGTCGGACCTGTCGCACGAGCGCGGAACCTGCAACAACGCAACGGCTTTATTCTCAGCTGTTTATGGCTTTCCGGCCTGCGCCAATACTTTTTTGCACCGCCAAAGTGCCCCGTCCAGTTGCGCAGTTCCCAAAACAGCACTAAAGTTCCACTTCTGGTACTGCAGTTCCCTTCCTCACGCTCCGCCGCCCGAGTTCCTTGAGGGAGCACCGAGGCCTCGACGGCCACAGAGGCCCTGCCGGACATTTTTTGTCCGGCAGGATGCTCGATCCCCTGTGTGCCGAGTTTGCAACCGGCAGTAGGATTGAGTATCATGTCGGCAAGAAAAAGGTGAGGAGGGTGCGATGGTTGACAAACAATTGCTTCGCGATTTAGCCGGCACGAGGCGCTCGCCCTCGGATGCTGGGGCGTACAACAGATTCTCTGAGGCATACTTGCGTTTCAGAACATTATTTGACGAGTATATCCGGCGTGCTGGTCGTCCTAAGAACAAGGTCCCTAAGGCCAGGCCAATAACTGAGGTTTTCAGGCGGAAGGGGAAGTGACTTCTCTGCCGGCTAGGGGCGCATTGTTTCCGTATTGTTTCTTTTTTTCTGTCTTTGTCCAATATCCCCAGGGGTGTTGGGCGCTTTTTCGTTTCCATTTCGTTTCCATGCACCTAGGGGGAATCAATTCATTGAGGGCGCAATATCACGCTTATAGGCGCAAATCTTCGCCATGAGGGCGCAATATCGCGTGTTGCTTCATCGGGCCTGTCTTCCGTGTCGGCGGATCAGACCCGCCCAGGACCGCCACTAGCGGCTTGTTGATATTGTTTGTCCTGTGCTGTATACTATGAGCAGGCACAACCGGAGGGCACATGATGGAAACTGACAGGCAGACACGCTTTATCCCGGCCACGAAGTGGTCGCAATATCACCCGTGGCCCTCGATTGGCGGATTGCGCTGGCTGATTTCCTGCGCAGCCGAGAACGGCTTTTCCCGCTGTATTCGGCGCGTAGGCGGTCGCGTACTTATCTCGGAGGCCGATTTCTTTGCATGGGTTGATGAGCACGGCAAAAGCAACGGCCCATACCAGCGCCGTTAGCTTTCTCCGCAGAAATGCGTCTTTCTGCGCAGAAATGCCTTTTTTCTAACTCCTTTCTACACAACAATCTTCGTCGTTGGACGCGCCCTTGCGGAGGCTCCGTCACGCATAGCCGCCGGCGGGCGGGCTCCCCTTTGCCGTGCGAAATAACTTGCGAATCTACTAATTTGGAACTAAATTATTCAGATTTAGTATACCAAGGCGGGTCTCCGGGGTCGATCCACCTGCGTCTAGCATATCCTGCAGAGAAAAGTGCGTACGCATTTGGGGCGGGAAAGCCCCGAAAACAGGGGCTTCAAAGAGATAAATACGTACGGGCATGGTACTTTTGGTGGTACGGAAGGTGTATGGCGGGGGTACTTTGAGGGTATTTTGAGGGTATTTTGAGGGTATGGCGTTGGCCTCCGAGCGTGGCAGGGCATATCCCTGCAGGCGCACACTTATAGGCGGCCCGTAGGCGACCTGTAGCCGGCCCAAAGACGGCCCCGATAGACCAAGCCGTGTAATGTATGCTATACTTCCAGTATGGATGCCAGGACGCGGTCTCAGATACGCCAGAAGGCAGTATTTCTCGAGGACCTCGCCAGGACCGGCAACGTGAGCTTGGCGGTACAGGCTTGTACAGTCTGCCGCAGGACGCTCGAAACCTGGCGGAAAAACGATCCCGAGTTTGCCGAGGCGTGGGAAGATGCGGTTGACACAGCGACGGAGCTGCTCGAGGGCGAGGCGCGGCGTCGGGCGTTCGAAGGGTGGGACGAACCGGTATTCCGCCAAGAAAAGCAAGTTGGGGTTATCCGCAAGTACAGCGACATACTACTGATTTTTCTACTAAAAGCCCTGAAACCCAACAAGTATCGGGATCAGGCCACACTCGAGCATACTGGTCAAGGGCTAGTGTTTCGGATTGATCTGACCCCGCCCCCGCTGCCTGATCAAATAACCAATGGAGCTTCACGTGTCGAAGTCCTCGAAGACGACGGCCAAAAGCCGGTTGATTGATTCGCTGGTCAGACAGATCTCGTCTTCTGACGGCCCGCCCAAAAAGACCGAATATATCGACTACCACCCCGCCGGCCAGACTTTGGCAGAGTTCCATGCCGATCACTCGTTTGTCCGAGGCATGCGCGGCCCGTTTGGCACTGGCAAGTCTGCGGCCATGGTGATGGAGATATTCCGGCGGGCAAACGAGCAAGAGCCCCATCAAGGTGTGCGTCGCACTCGCTGGGCGGTTATCCGCAACACGACGCCTGAGCTGCGGACCACAGCAATCAAAACCTGGCAAGAATGGATACCGGAACGGGTGTGTCCGTTTCGATGGTCACCGCCGTTGACGGCCTCTATGCGCGGGTTCCCGCACGCAGACGGCAAAACGACAATTGATATGGAGGTGATATTCCTGGCTCTGGACACCGAAAAGGATGTCCGCCACCTGCAAAGTCTCGAGCTGACCGGCGCCTGGATCAACGAAGCCCGGGAAGTCCCGAAAGCTATCCTGGACGATCTCACAGGCAGGGTCAACCGATATCCGGCCAAGAACAAAGGCGGTCCGACGTGGGGCGGTGTGATCATGGACACGAACCCGCCGTCAATTCGTCACTGGTGGTATAGGCTGGCTGAGCAAGAGCAACCCGACAACTGGCGGTTTTTTGGACAACCTGCGGCGCTTATCCGGGAGCCGGACGGCACATATTCTGCTAATCCGTTGGCCGAAAACGTCCAGAATCAGCCGCTGGGCTACAAGTATTGGCTTATGATGATCCCTGGCAAGGACCAGGACTGGATCAACGTCCGTGTGCTAGGCGAATATGGGGCGATTTTCGAAGGCCGGGCTGTGTACGAGGCCACCTGGCGCGATAGCGTTCATGTTGCTAAAGAACCGATAGGGATTTATAAGGGTTTGCCATTGTACCTGGGCTGGGACTTTGGCCTTAGTCCGGCATGTACGATAAGCCAGATAACGCCCTCGGGCCGGTTGAACACGATCCGGGAATATGTGGCAACCGACAGCGGGCTGCAGCAGTTTGTGACTGATGTTGTCCGGCCAGCTTTGTTGACAGAGTTCTCTGGTATGCAGATTATCAGCCGATGCGACCCATCGGGCCAGCAACGGTCTCAAGTAGACGAGATGACCTGTCTTGGCGAGTTAAACAGGTTGGGTATCCTGACGGAACGCGCGTCGACCCAGGATCTTGTTATGCGTCGGGATGCTGTGAACTTCTGGTTGACGCGGATGGTGGGAGGCAAACCCGCTTACCAGCTTGACCCGCGATGCTCTGTGCTCCGTGAAGGGTTCAACGGCGGCTACCAATTCAAACGTGTCAGATCGGTTCTGGGCGACACGTACAAGGACGAACCCGACAAAAACGAGTACAGCCATGTAGCGGAAGCCTTGCAATACTCTCTTTTGGGGTTGTCTACAGGGTTCCCTGGGGGCGCCCAACCGGATCGCCAGGAAGGTGCGGCATGGCCGCAGACAGATGGTTGGGCGGCAGCCGTATAACCTGTTAATTTGACAAAGAACCGATTTTCTGTTACAACTGACATAGTGTAGAAAACAGGTTCCGTGATAATTAGGGTCATAGAACCTGTTTTTTTGTTTCGAGGAGACGGTTAGATGGCGTTTAGTGCGGCTTCAACGCTAATCAAGACCAACGCTGACATCGAGCGCGACCAGCAAAAGACCTATGACGAGTTGCGTAAACTCACCGAGCCTGAGTCGCGCACTGGTCTGTATAACCATCTTCTTGACATGTTCAACCAAGCCGTATCTTTCAGGGATGAGATGGGGATAACAGACCGGCTTTACAAATGCCGTAGACAACGGGACGGCGAGTACGACCCTGACAAACTAGCCAAAATCAGAGAGCAAGGCCGGTGCCAGACTTTTTTCAACATCACTGACACCAAATGTTCGACCGCAGAAAGTTGGATGCAAGATGTGATGGGCCATCCGGGGCCGGACACATTCTTCAAACTTCATGCAACACCCGTCCCGTCGCTACCCGAGAACGCACAAAGAGAAGTTGTCGAACGTGTGGTAGCGGAGTTCTCGGCCCGTACTGCGCAACCCTCAACCTTGGCCCAAGACGGGTCCCCCGCAGCCCCCGAGCCAGTTACACCGCCCGATGTCCAGCAGTTTGTATTAGACCTTTACGACAAAACCTTGATCGAGGCGCAAAAACAGGCCCAGAAATGTGTCGACCGGATGCAACAACGGATCGAAGATCAACTTGCGGAAGGGGATTTTTACGAAGCGTTAGACGAGTTTATCCAGGACCTTTGCACATTCCCCTTGGCTATCCTCAAAGGGCCTACAATACGACAACGGCGTCATATGAGATGGGATGGGGACAAGATTGTTGTGTCGGTAGAGGCAATCCCTACCTGGACCTGTATATCGCCATTTGACTTTTATCCGTCGCCTAGCGCTCGGACGCCGCAAGACAGTTATATTTGTGAGGTGGTAGAGTTTGACCCAGCCGATCTGAGCCTGATGCGTGGCGCAGAAGGGTGGAACACAGAGGCTTTGGACGCGATCCTGAACGAGCACGCCGCGGGCCGCACGCCCGGCCTGCCTGGCACCGCCCCGAAAGGTGTTCAAGAGCGCGCCAGGCTGGAAAGTCATGAACCGCCTGACCGATCATCGGCAAAGACCGCTGTAATCCGCGCAGTAGAAGTCTGGGGCAGCATCCAGGGCAGCTTTCTTAGCGGTTGGGACATAAAAGTCGATGACGACAACGATTTCTACGAGATCACGGCTATTTTGATTGGAGAACATATTGCTTACCTGATCGACAACGCCGATCCGCTGAAACGGCGCCCTTACAGCGCGACGGCTTATACAAAAGTCCGAGGTAGCTTATACGGCAAAGCGCTCCCCGAGAAGATGCGCGATTGTCAAGAGAACTCAGCGGCTACAAACCGCCATTTGATTGATAATATGGCAATTGGATCGGGGCCGCAGGTTGTTCAAGACCTGGATAGCATAGAAGCTGGCGAACATCCTAGACGTATGTTCCCGTGGAAGATTTGGCAGTGGCATAGCCGGCGGGCCAGCACTGCCGGAAAACCCATAGAATTTTTCCAACCAGACATCCACACCGGAGAGCTTATTGCTGCCGCAGAACATTTTGAAGAAAAGGCTGATGATCGGACCCTGATCCCGCGGTACGCTCATGGGAACGAACAGATAAGCGGGGCGGGGAAAACAGCAGCCGGTCTGAGCATGTTAATGTCTGCGGGCGCACGTGGTATCAAACGTGTAATAGCGCATATGGACCAGGATGTGTTGAAAACCACCATTGAACGGATATTCGCGTGGAACATGAAATATCTTGACGATACCAGCATTAAAGGAGACGCATTTGTCGTACCGCGCGGCGTGTTGGCGACACTTGTCCATGAGCAGACCCAGTTGCGGTTGCAAGAGTTTTTGTCGCGCACGTTAAACAGCATTGACCAACAAATCATGGGTATCGAAGGACGTGCGGCAGCGTTACGGAAATCTGCGGAAGGGCTTGATCTTCCTGTTGAAGATGTTGTGCCTTCCGACCAAGAGTTAAAGGCCCGGTTCGAGCAGAACGTGCAAAACCAGATGCCTGAACCGGCCCCAGGCCCAGATATGGGTGGTGGGGCGCCAGCGTTGGCTGGTCCACAAGCTACCGCGAGGTTTGCATGATGAAAGTGTATGAGACGCCTGGCAAAGAGGTGTTGGAAGCTATGGCCCAGTTGTCGGGCAACCCACTTTTCCAAAGGATACTTGATTGGACTTCTTTGTCTTTAGCCATCGAGACGCAGCGGGTGATAGACGAAGGGGACGATGTGGCTCGTGGTCATTGCCAAGCGCTATCAGAGTTTCTGGCTTACGCTGCGAGCCACGTTCCACGTGAAACGTTAGGAAAATGAACTGTAAGGAGTAACCGAAATGGCTAGAGGTGAAAGACCGAATTTCAGTGTAGGCGAGTTGACTATCAACGAGACGCTCCTGACCGCGACCGCCGCAGAACTCAACACGCTTGATTTGAGCGCCGTTGGGGCCGAGATCAAGGTCAAAAAAATCCCGATTGCGTTCGGGGACGGCGTCTCCGAAAACAAGATGGGCTGGGACTTGCCAAGTACGGCAATAGTTCTGGACGTTCTGCTGAACATCAGCGTTGTCGAAGCGACTGGCGCGACGAAAACCATTGATATTGGGACAGACGGCGCCGGCAGCAACGACCCTGACGGGTTTGCAGACGCAGTTTCTGTTGCAGCTGCGGGCCTTGTCAGGCCGGGCGTTGCGCTTGATGGCACGAGCAACTGGTATGCGGCAAACACGCGCGGCGTACTGTTGTCGATGTATGTGGCTGGCACAAACGCCGACGACCGTGGCCTATATTCCGAGATGCCCGACCTTACCAGTGGCGGAGAAGAAATCTCGTGGACGCCGGGCAGCAACGATTTTGCGGAGCTTGCGGCAGACCTTCTTGTTGTTTACATTGAACTGGCCTAACAACACGAACTCCGGCCTGTAGCCGGATTTTTCGTATAGGGTATATCAACCGAGAGGCCCGTATAGGAGTTTGCGGAGACCTGAATGGTTGGCATACCCGGACTATGGACACTTTGGCCCAAGGCCCGTATAAAACACGGACACCTTGAATCAAGGCCCACACAAGGAGATAGGCAGATGGCAACAAAAGCTGAACTGGACAATGTGCCAACCCAGGTACGGGAACGGTTTGAGGCCGCCCAGAAAGCTGTGACGGCACAAGAAACAGGTGACGCTGGAAACGTTACCCCCGAACCGGCACCGGATACCGGACATCCAGAAAGCGGTCCGACGCCTGTTGTTGAACCAGCACAGGGGTCTGAGACAACGCCCACGGAACCGAGCCCGACGCCGGAACAAGGGGTAGAACCGGCCCAGCCGCCTGAAGAACCAGTAGGAGACGAGGATAATTTTGAAGCGCAAAATGTACGGTTGAAAAGCGCGTTAGATACGCTTCAGGGGAAGTATAACAAAGAACTTCCCCGGAAAACCGCTAAGGTTAAGGAGTTAGAAGAAAAGTTGAAACGCGCAGAAGAGCAGTTTGCCGCGGTTGAGACACGTTTGGTTGAACGATTGTTACAATCGACCTCGGCCTCGGCCCCAACCACAATTGCAAAAGACCAACTGCTGACTGACGACGCGTTACGCGACCAGTACGGGCTGACCAACGAGCAGATTGAATCTGCTCCGCTAGAGTTGTTTGAAAGTATATCTCAGATGATTCGTCGGGACGCCCGCGAGGTTGCCAAACAAGTCGCGCAGGAACAGTTGAAACCTGCTGAGGACCGGTTTGAGGCGCAAGCCAAACGCCGGTTTTTCGAGCAGTTGTCGCAACACGTTCCTGATTGGTCTGAGATTGATCAAAGTGAAGAGTGGAAAGATTGGTTGGGCCAGTATGACGTTATGCGGATGGCAACCCACAACGAAATGCTTCAACAAGCTGAAGCCGATTATAACGTTGATACTGTTGCAACGCTTTTCAACACGTTCAAACGCGAGACTCAACCCGTTGCGCAACCGTTACCTCACCCTACAGCTGCCGCGCCAACCCCATCTGTCTCGTCTCAGGTGATGCCGCGGCCCCCGGCAAATGTGCCCCGGACGCCTGAGCCGACCATCTCCGCCGCTGAAGCGGCAAACATGCTCCAGGATGTCGTGAAGGGGGTGTACGGCCCCATTAACGGTCCTCGGGCAACAGAAATCAGAAACCGGATCAAGGCAGCCCAAGAGAAAGGGTTGGTAGCCTGACACTAGGGGTTTTCTCCTGATGTAGGCTGCCGTATATCCGATATCTTTGGAGCAGCCCGTTAGGAGAGAACCATGGCAGAAGCTGTGTACCCTATAGTGGCAGGACACCCAGTCCTGTCAGGGAGCGTGATCCCGGAACTGTTTGCGGCAGAGTTCAACATTGAACTTTACAGTAAAACAGTGTTTGGCGAGATCGCGAACACCAAGTATGAAGGAACGTTCAAAAATCATGGGGATAAACTAACAATCCCCACGATGCCGGATATTCCTGTCCGAAAATATATCAAAGGCCAAAAGCTCGTTTATACAAAGAACGAGCCTGGCACTGTGGTGATGAACATTGATCAGGGCTTCTATTGGGCGTTTCCCGCAAACGCGCTTGACCAAAAACAGGCCCAGTTCGATTTTGTCCCGCCGTGGATGGCCCATGGCACCAAGAATGTGCAGATCGAGATTGATAAAGAGGTTCTCGCGTATACCTACGCCCAGGCCCATGTAAGCAACACGGGTGCATCGGCTGGTATCGAATCTGGGAATATCAATCTTGGCGCTGCAACCGCGCCACTTCAGCTTACAGCGTCAAACGCCGTCAGGGTGGTTTTGGATGCGGCATTGGTGCTTGACGAACAAAATGCTGACGACGATGGTCGCTATATGGTGCTTCCCCTTTGGGCCACGCAGATGATCAAGGACAGTGATATCAAAGTCACTAGCTTGACTGGCGATAGCACAAGCCCTATCCGTAATGGCCGAATCGGGATGATCGACAGGTTCAAAATCTTTGGGTCCAACAATCTCCATACCGGAACCGATACGGTCAAGGTGTGGGATGCTGTATTTGGTCAGATGGACGGGTTGTCGTTTGCAGCCCAGCTTACGGCCAGTGAGCGGTTCATGGACAATGACGATTTCGGCGAGAAAGTCCGTGCGCTTGTTGCGTATGGACGCAAAGTTGTGAAACCTGCGTTGATCGGTCATCTGTACCTTCGTGGCGCATCCTGACCGTAACCATTTGCGATAATCGCAACAAGAAAGGAGGGCCATACAATGGCCGTGTCAACTTTTAACCTGCGAGTAGGCGACTCTGTGACAGTGCCTATCGCCCTACCGCCAGACCATGCGGGCGGGCTAGTGTTTTTGAGGAAACGGATCAATTTCGCCAAATGGCGCGATTGGTCTCGTGATGTCGAGACAGATTCGCCTAAGGCCGCTGATATCCTTCAGCTTTTCAATATCCCGAAAGGCACGAAAGTGCTTACCGTCGGGACACATATTGAAGTTGCTGATTCGGCAGTCACCGACTTTGATATTGGCGATGCTACTGCGCTTGACACATGGATCGACGGCGGCACTGGCGCTGTAGCCGATGTGTTCGATGATTCAACGGACCAGGAAGCTGCTGGCGTCTTTTACGCGACCGCTGATGTGATTGACCTCGAGCTCAAAACCGGAAATCCGACTACGCTTGTGCTTACTGTGACGGCAGCTTGTTACAGCTACCGCGCTGACGGTTAACCACAACCGGGCACGACGGGATATTGCGCCCAGGCTATACGATGCAAGACGACTGACCCTTGTCCTGCACACGGAACCCTGAGTGCTTGGGCGCATTCCCTTTGAACTACTGTGAAAGGATCTTGGTATGGAAAGGCCCGAACGATATACGATCTCTGTTATAACGGCTGCCGGCGGTGGCGCCACGGCATATTTCCCTGCCGCGCAAGGGCGGGTGCTTAGAATCGCTTATACAAAAGTGGATTTTGCCGATGGGGTGGACTTTGCCATTACCACAGACAAGACAGGGCAAAATGTCTGGACCGAGAACAACGTAAACGCTAGTAAAGCTATTTGTCCCCGGCAACCGACCCACGACCCGGCTGGTGCGGCATCGTTGTACGCTGCGGCAGGCGAACCCGTTGAATGTCACATCTGGGTTGCTGGCGAACGGATCAAAGTTGTGGTTACGGCAGGGGGCGCATCGAAATCCGGTACGTTTGAGGCGATTATCGGATAAACCGGTTTGGTTACAGGGTAGCGAAAGGATGGTGGTTATATGGCAACGCGATATTTGATGAGAAACGACCGAGCGACATTCCTGTGGACACCGGAACTTGCGGCCCAGAATGATATGCAGGAAATAACGCGGGATCAGGTTACCGGCCAGGAACCTTTGCCCTCAACGCGGGTTATCGCAGAGTCTGTAGACAGCGAACCCGAGGCTGGGCCAGATGTCGGGCCCGAGATCGAGGCAGTTGAGCCAACCGAAGTATCGCATGAGACCGAGCCCGTAGCCGACCACGGTCCAACAAACCGGTTGGGTGGCCGTCCACGGACAAAATCGACAATAGATAGGTTGCGGACACGCCCGGCGCTGATGGCGTATGCCATTACACATTTTGGCTATGAAATGCCGCCAGACCTTACAGTAGACGGTATGCGCAGACAGTTGAAAGAACTCGAATCCGAGCGGGAGGAACGTGTCGGGACAGGGAGATAGCCGGATGAACCGTTATATCAGGATTTTGGTAATCAGTTGTCTTGTTCTATGTTCTGTTGGGATAGGGTCGAACCCTCGATACATTGAGGAACTTTGTGTTGGTGGGGGCTATGGCGATTCGGTTAACGGTGGCGCTGACTTCGAGAAAGACGGCCAGATCAACACGGATGGTGGCGTCGATATCGGTACAGGCAAACTTTACAAAATCGGCGGGGTTCAGATAAATAGCGACGCATTGTCTGATACCGCAAGCATTGGAATGCTTGACGAAGCAGAGACCATCACTGGCGATTGGGTTAACATCGCACATCCTTGGGATGACGGCGACGTGGCTGATCAGCTAACAATAGACGGGAGCGCTATCGGCCAGACCACCAAATTGACATATCTCCAAGTTGACGAAGACGGCCTTGACGTTGACCCGACAGGCGACGCCAACGCCGACCTGATAACTGTAGGGGTGACCGGCACACCCAAACTGTCCTGGGACGAGGCGGGCGATGAATTTGATTTGAACAAAAACCTGACTATTGGTGGTGATCTTACTGTGGGCGGCGGCAACATCATAAACGCTGGAACAATTAGTATAGATACAAGCGCTGCGGCATTGTGCGTTAACAACAATTTCTCAGGGTTAGGGTCATTTATCCGATCGCCTACAAATGTGAATCTGTCCCTGTTCCCCGGTGCCACAAACCAGATATTGGGTCTAATGGCCAGCGGCACGAGTTACGTCCAGCTAAACCGGTGGGGCGGCACTGGCGGGGTCAAAGCCTATAATGGCGGATCAACTGAGATCTGGAGATTTGACAACTCGGGCAACCTGCAACTGGACGGCGACCTTGCTGTAGATGGTCTTCAAATAGGAGCAACGGCAGATCCAAATCTTATCACACTCGATCCAAACAACAAAGTCCTAATCAACGGGGGTTTACAAGTAACAGGCAATTTGTGCGCAGAAGGAACGATTTATGGAGATGGCGGAGCAGAAGCCTACGGGATGTTAAGGAAAGTGGTAAACGATGTAGATGGGAAAACATGTTCAATTGCCGAAACTGAGACAGTACAAACTAATGCAGGAGCGGGCGGCGCAGGCGTTTGGAATCTTCCAGAAGCAAGTACAGCTATCGGAATGTCTTATACTTTTGTTGTTTTAGCAATACAGAATATGGACGTTAATCCTGACAATGCAGACAGGATTTTAGGTTTAACAAACGCTGTCGGTGACGCAATTCGATCCTCTACACATGGAAATACTGTAACATTACTCGCCGTCAATAATTCATTTTGGGTTGTTACTGGTAGTTATGGAACATGGACAGACGTAAACTGAGGAGGGGAAATGTATAAGATTCTGTTTTTTGTTGCTTTGGCTATCCCGATAGCTATAGGGTCGACAGTTGTGATTGCCCAGGAATCACCAGCTTTCAAACATCCAAAAGCAATCATCACGATCATGAATCGAGATGCTGTGAGGGTAGTTCATATTTTAGAATCGTTATTGACCCAAGAACAACTAGATGCAATCGAATTGGCTCTGAAACCGCCCCTAGATGAGGCAAAACGGAAAGAAGTTGCCAAACGATGGTTGCAGGATGCTTTTATGGCTGGTTGGGAAGATGATTCCGAAATTGTTAGAGCGATTAAAACAATAACAAAAGAAGAAATAGTTGAGATACCAAAACCCTAAAGAAAGGATCAATAATGGAACCAACTTCAATCTTAAGTGTTGGTCTAGTTATGCTTGCTTTCTCTGCACCAATAACAGCGGCTATTATCAGACTTGTACCTTCCAGGAAAAACAAAAACAACCCTGGGATAAAATATATAGGAAGAGAGGCTTTTGAGATTTTTCAAGAAAGCGCCCAGAGACAACTAACAGAGATCAAAGATGAGATAACTCGAATCTGGCAAGCCTTGGATAAGCTGAGGGAAGCAGTCTCAGGCGGAAAATAACATGGCAATACAATATCTACCACCTGTAGGGAACTGGCTCCAAAGGAAAAATCCGTGTGCCGAGGGGCCGCTGAAATCCGACATCTGGGCGCAACTTGCTAGAGAAATCAATCGTCGTCGGGAGTTTGTTGGACAAGACAAAACAGATTTCAGCTGGTTGCATGCCAACCCCGAGAACAATGCTCTAGTAGGCCAAGATGATGGAACCGCATTTTTCTTAGGTCGCCGAAACGCGCGTGACATGATAAGACAACTTTTACATGAAAAGACAACTAGCATTGAATACTGTGCCGCACATGGGGGTGCGAAGTTCGGTACCCAATATCGGTGGGCGGACGCAGACGGGACGAGTTATTCTGGGCCAACAACTGTATCACATCCGTTTGCCTTTAACCTAACCGAGTCGTGGCAACAGTCTGTTTACGACATTCGCACTATTATAGATCATCTTTGCTATATTTCTTCAGTTGCCGAAGAGATCGAGTGGCCTCCGACCACTGAAGGAGATCATTATGTGGGGGTTTTTTCTGCTACGTCCCCATTCGAGGGTTGGTGGGGTACGGAGGGGGCTGTATATGATCCCGATAGTCCCTATTCAGAGTATTCGGATCGTTTGTATGTAAGCGCCGCAAGCGGGGGGTGGCCGCCACAGCCATACACGGAACTACGCCCATTGTTCCCTGACAAAATAAACCCTAATATATCCCATGATGGTTCGTCTGGCTGTCCATACCTCGTGGATCGTATATATCCGACATGGCAGTATATTTTTGAATATCTTGCCGACTATACTTTTCGTGTACTTCTAAATCCACTTGTTTGGATTGACACGCCTCCCGGCTCTTTTTTTATGGGGCAAGTTGGTTTAGAAACAAAGTATTATGCTACATTTGCCATATTTTTTCATTGGAATTTTTGCTGGGCCACAAACCGTTATTTCTTAATAGGCAACTGGTGGGGCGATAATGACATTCCGGCCCAACTCAAGTTTGTAAGATATGACCAATGCCAGGAGCTTGTGCCAGCAAGCTGGGCGCCAGATATGCTGTTCAGAACATTTAGGGGGTCTTACAGCGACCCTACCGTTTCCCCTTCTGCCACAACAATACCGGCAGGAGAAAGCGTTCACAACGTTATTTTGCCGGGCGGAGACGATTTTAGAATTGTAATTCAACCACAACTCAATTCCGCAGAACCTGATATGGTAGCTTGGTTTAATCTACGTTCCGGCGTACGCGCCTGGGGAGACTATCTTGAAGCAGCTCCCTGGCACACGCAGTCAGGGAACCTATTATTTATTCGGCAATTCGTAACATTAGAAATGAAGTTGCCACACGAGAGCGAATGGCACAAGTAAACAAGGGATTTGGTATGCCACTTGTTTTATGTGAAATAAGCAACCCAGAGTTCGAGTATATCCTATCGCTGGCTTGGGGCGGCGGTGACGGTGTGATCCGCAATGATGGCGATGAAGGCCAGGTTGTTGCAGAAGATCCCCCCTCGATGAAGGTCGAGGTAGGCACGTTTCGGGGTTTTATATCAAAACGGATCGCTCGGCTTGCTGCTACAGAGACGCCGACGCTGACCAAACCGACGAATAATGATCGGATAGACCTTGTCCAGTTTACGTTGGGTGCAGGCGTGAACATCAAACAAGGGGCCGAAAATGTAAGCCCGTCTCCGCCCGGGTTGGACAGCAACTCAATATCGTTTGCACAGGTTTATCTTCGCCCAGGCATGTCGGACATTGAGAATAGTGATAACGGCACAGACGGGTACATCACTGACATAAGGGTGTTTATATAATGGCCCAGGAAATTATGATAGCCCGAGGTCGGACAGGGGAAACCCTATACTTTCATGTCCGGGACAGCTCGGGCAATATCTGGAATGGTTCCGCGTTCGAGGCCTACGCCAAAGCCAATTGGGCCACCTACGACATTACGCTTACAGAACAAGATACCAGCGGGGTGTACACTGGAACCTTCCCGGCAGTAAGCGCCGGTTCCTATTTTATCGTGTCATTTCAACAAGTTGGATCGGCGCCAGCGCCAGGCGATCCGGCTGTAGGGTCAAAGAGCGGATATTGGCAAGGGGCGGGCACAGACTTCCTGGACGCGGGCGGGTTGAAAACCCATGGTGACACAGAATGGGCTACAGTGGCTGCTGCCGTGATAGGCGGGGCCGTGTTGACAAACGCAAACAACAAACTGGCCTGTAACGCCTCTGGTGAAGTCGTCGCATCCAATGTGGCTGCACTATCAACTATTCAGAGTGTGACAGATAAAGTTGATACGGCTGTAGAACAAGACGGGGGCGTTTATCGGTTTACCCAAAACGCTTTAGAACAAGCCCCTAGCGGCGGTGATGCCACTCTCGCCAACCAAACTAATATCTCGAACGCAGTTGCCGCTTTGAACGACCCATCAGCAAACGAAGTCCGGGACGCAATTCTCGCCGGAATCGTTGATGGCAGTTTAGATGTCCAGACAGCTTTGAAACGAATTTCTTCGTTGGTAGGCGGTAAAGTCATTCGGACGGCAACCGATCCGCTTACACTCGAATTTTACGCAAACGACGATACAACAAAGGTAATTACGCTGACAATTCAAACAAATGGTAGTGGAAGGGTAAAGAGCTAATGGAGGTTGATGCGCTATCGATTTTGTCGCATGGTTTCGGGGTAACGCCGCAACCGGAAAGTCCTGTGCATGATATTATCCTCGAAGACGATGTGTTCACGCTTGAGGACGAAAGTTCGGACTAACGGCGCGAGGAAACAGATTAAATGAGCCAGACAACAATAGCGAAACGGTTCAAGGTAGATAACGTTCTTGTAGATCCGACAAGCTGCAAACTATCCGATCCGACAGGGACATATGGTGCCAGGCGGACTGATACACAGGCTGTGGTGGTGGCAGATGATACTGTGATGAGCCAAGGGTCCACAGGCGCGTACAGCTATACATTTACGGACCCAGCCGATAACCTCACCTACGAATACTATGTAGAAATCGTTTACGCCGGCGAAACGTATTACTTCCAGGGGACGGTCTCGGGGGGCGCAGACCAGAGCGAAAACCTTTACAACCTAATACCACAGGTCGCGCCTTATGTGGGCGGGGTTCCTGACCCTTTAATGAAACAAGTTTTACGCAAACGCGCACACGATTTCTGCGTCAAGAGCGAGATCTGGCACGAAGATTTGGCTCCGCTTACCTCAGCAGCCCACCAAGAGAACTATTCCATTATCACGACATACAGCGCATCAGTACGCAGGGTGTTGAATGTACAAACGCGCACATCGAGTGTTGGCCCTGCGACGTTTGTTAATGGTAGCGGTGGGGGCAACAACCTGAATGATTTAACGGTTACAGGCGCGTTTGCGGGTGCCACAGGATGTCAGTACAAGATCGAGATTGATGCCGAAGGCGCCCCGGACACATTCAAATGGTCTGATAACGGTGGTTCCACGTGGAACGCCACAGGTGTACCAATCACCGGGTCAGTACAGACCTTGAACAATGGGATAACCATCACATTCGAGGCTACTACAGGCCACGACCAAGGGGATTACTGGACTTTTCGGACGATAGTAGCCCGTACCGCATGTGGATTCGATAAAGTATCGGCAGATGGAGGCACACTACGGCTTTTACCGGTGTTTGCGACAGATGGCGAACCTATTGACGTAGAGGTTGTGCTGATTCCCGACGAAGATTGTTCGGGTTACCCGACCTGGTTGCTACAACGGTGGGGTCGTGTGGTTGTTGACGGAACTATCGGCGCGTTGAAAGCAATGTCAGCCAAACTTTGGTTTGACCCCAATAACGCGGCATTTTACCTGGAAAGTTACAACGTCGGTGTGAACGAAGCCAAACGTGAAACGTTTGATAGACGCGGACCAGGCGCATTGCAAGTAACAATCCCGGAGTTTGTGTAGGAGCCCGACAATATGACCGCAGGCGATGTAATAGATGTGATACGACAAAATCTGAACGATCAGGACCAGAACAATTACCGTTGGGACGATTCGACCCTTCAGGGTTATCTGGACGACGCACAGCGGCGTTTGGCTGATATGCGCCCGGATTTGTTCCTTAAATCGGATGGCACCATGTCTAGCCCGTCCAAAATAACGAGTAATGGCACAACATTGAAGGTTGCTGAGGACAGCCGGCAAGCCCTTGCGGCGTTAACATGCGCCTCAGCGTTGGTTGAAGATAGTGACGACTTGGCAAACCAACAACGAGCCCAAGATTTTTTAGGCCAAGCGCTCCGTATTCTGTTAGGGAGATAGCACATGGCTGACTATCAACTATCGGTATATAGCCTTGTTTTATCCGCAAGACTCGACCCCCCACTTTATCTGTCCTATTTCCGGTTGCAACCCGACAATTGTTGGCACGCCCATACCTGCGAACCGACATACGAGCCTGTCGCTGATGAAGAAATGGATTCGTCCCAGCCTGCCCCATATCCAATTGAATACGCCTCGAAAACCCTGATAATAGGGGTCAGTTTGTCTATAGATAACACAACCCATGCACAAACATCCCGAGAAGTTTCTATTGCAGAAGCTGTCGCGTCATTGCCCATACCTGATTCAATAAGCCACGGACATTCATCGCCAAGCATTGCGCTCGAGCTGGATCTTGCTATGAACAACACGAGCCACACCCATAGTTCAAGCACTCCAACAGTTCAGCAGGCTTCTTTGCTTGTGGTCAACCCAACAACCCACACGACTATGTCTACATGCCCAGGTTTGGTTGAACTTTTTGCAATTAACCCGAACGACGCCAGTCATATCCATACGTCAGCGTTGGTTGGCGCGTTGGTTGAAAGTTAACAGATATGGCGTTTCCTGTGTCACACGAAGATCTGTTTGGCGCGGCATTGAACTATGTAGCAGACAATGGCAACAAATTGTTTGTCTGTAGCAGCCAGCCCACGACATACACAGAAGCGAGCGCAACTTATATGCTTGCTCAGCACAACATGACTGTAGGTCATGGGAATGGAGATTATACCGTATATGACGGTTTCATTCTGTTCGGCATGATCCGCACTTTAGCGATTGCTGCGCAACCTGGGGTTGGTGTTACAAATCCTGGGTTAGCTGTTTGTGTCGCTATTTGCGATAGCGCGGGCGCTGGTAAGGTGTTGGTTGTGTTTGAGCTTATACAATATCAATCGCTTGGCGCCGCTGACACAGTAAGTGTGCCAGGCCTTTTTTGGCAGATATCTGATAGTCCGTAGTTAACTGTATGAAAGGAAACAAAAAATGGCAAAGTTTGTACATGATGACGTGATGGACGCTCTTCTGAAGTACATGGCAGACAATGGCGACAAATTGTTTGTCTGCAGCGCCCAGCCCACGACATACACAGAAGCGAGCGCAACCTATATGCTTGCTCAGCACAACATGACTGTAGGTCATGGGAATGGGGATTATACTGTCGAAAACGCAGCCCCAAGTGGCCGGAAGCTGACAGTCACCGAACAATCCGGTATTTCAATTACAAACACTGGTACAGCAAACTGTGTCGCGATATGCGATAGTGCCAATGCAAAGGTGCTGTGGGTTACGACACTTGCCGCCAATCAGTCGTTGACTTCCGGGAACACCGTGACAGTGCCTACGTTCAGCGACGCAATCGCCGATCCTGTGTAAGAATAGACTAAGGCCAATGTGGATGTTGCGGATATATCGTCAGTTGAAACATATTGACTTGAAGGTAAAGTATGCCAATACGAATTGACAAGTTCACGGGTATGATCCCACGGTTGAACGCGGAACAGTTGCCGGAAGGTGCGGCGTGGACTGCGCATAATGTCGATGTTACCAGTGGCGCGCTTACACCATTGAACATAAAGGGGCCGTTTGCATCCATGCGGGATAGTAACGGCGGTTTGTTGGCTGGCGTGCCCGCGGGCGATGTGGGTTATATTAAGAAGCCGGACGCGCCAACCAAGATGGGTCTAAACTATATTTGTAACCCCCAAACTTGGTTAAGGGTCTGGGCCCGCGACTGGGTTTCGTCTATTGCCTCTGATGGAACATGGATGGTCTCTCTAATTCGAGCAGACGAACTTGCGTTGAATGTCGCCATGTATACAGAGGAAGGGTTTTACCTTGAGGGATGGATAGATCAGGGAATACGGCAGCTGTTTGTAAAGAGCGACAGCCCATATTATGTGCGAGGGCCGCGATATCAATTCTGTTTTTCCGCAGATCCCGCAAACGGCGGCCCAAATGCTGCCTTAACCCTTCCTGCGGCGACAACATATGCCGATCCCGAAATCCCGTCGCAACAAGTACCTCTTGTTGACGCCAATGGGAACATTTATGCTCATTGGCAAATAACCGACGTTTACGGTCCTCGAAACGACCAAGACTTTTTCGTTCGGGATTATCCACAGATGTATTATAGGCCGCAACCGGCCTGGGTGATATTCAAGGTCAACCTGAACTATGCCGATACGCGCCGGAAACACTATTATTTCGTGCAAAGTTTGATAACAACCTTTGGCGCAGAAGGCCCCCCAAGCGAGTTATCTTCACGAATTATGATTAAACCAGGACAGGTTTTAGCGTTGAACACGCCCCGTTCGGGCTACAGCGAAAACAGGTTGTACTGCTCCCAAACAGGTGGTGATGACTTTCTTTTGGTTGGCGATGTTAACGCCGACCACTGGCAATTCACCCAAACAATGCCTATTACACAAAATGAGATTATTCCACCATTTGGAAACTACCCCGGGGCCGGACCAGACGATACGAATAAACAGACATTTCTAAAAGGTAGCCTGATTCATCCGGCGGGGTTTGCTGTAGCCTTTCACGAAAAGACGGTGCATTTCTCAGACTTTTACCGTTTTCATAGTTGGCCCGATATAAACACGGTTCCTTTCCAACAAACCGTCCAGGCGATAGCTATGAGCGGCAACACGATTTTGGTGTTTGTTGGGTCAGGCGAAACAGGTAAAGTGTTCGGGGTTGCAGGCTCGAACCCAGCGACCATGACCAAATATCTATTGAGCGAGACGGCATGTTTGCTGACCATCAAATCCCTGTGCCGAATTAACCAGACAGTGTTTTGGGCTACCTACGATGGCCTTGCCGCCGCAACGGGCAGCCAGCTGCAGATTGTAACAAATGGACACTTCAACCGGGAACAGTGGCTTACGTTGTCGCCCGACAAGATGGAGGCTGTGACTGCGGATAACAGCATTTTCATTGAAAGTCAATATGCCGATGAAACTACTTTGGGTCTCCGGTTTGATCTGGATGAAACGTTAAATGCGGTAACGTCATATTCAGCGAAAAGCGGCGGAAACCTGACGTGGCGGTCAAAACGATTTTGGTTCGACCAAGAGACTATTTTCGATTATGTTCGGGTTATAGCTGATAGTTATGAGCCTGCAATAACCTTCAGAATAGCAGGCGACCGTGGTGACTTTACCGAGTTCGCAATTGGATCTGACGATTTCGTGCGGTTGTCCGATTTGACCCATGCGCACGAGTGGCAGTTTGAGATCAAGAATGCCGAAACCACAATTCGCCGGGTAGAGTTGTTTGACAGGGTTTTACATACTGTTACTGACTTTACCACGCATCTTACGGAAGCCAACACGTTGCTCTGGCGTTGTATTTGGCTCAAGTTTCCCCATAAAGACAGGTTTGTTGCAGGCACTATAGCAGCTCAGGGCAGTGGTACTGTCTCAATCAAATTTTATGCCGATGGCAAAGACGATCCGATTGACGAGGGGCAGATAGTAAGTTGCAAGAAAGATGCAAGTAGTGGCGCCCTTTTTACGCTTCCCCGGACATTGGCTGACGGAACATTTTGGCGTGTCAATGTTGATACGACAAAACATGTTAACGAGCTTTTGTTGTTTACTCGGCAAACGCAGTTAGTTTCAGGCAACATTCATGAGATCAACGCAGGTCCCTTTCCACCCTGGTTGGTCAAACGATATGAGTTTGCCGACCAGGCTGAGCCCACTTCCCTGATTGTTCATGCCTCAAAGGTGGTAAAGATCAACCTTTATTTTGATGGAAGCACTGAGCCAAGCCAAACATTAACTAATATCGTTAGCGGCATCGAACTCCGACTTGATTATGGCCGTCATAGTTCAATCGAGTTTGATTTTGCGGGTAATGATGATGCCGTAACAGAAGTTCTTGTCTTTGCCAGCCAACCCGAGATAATTGGCGGCGAAGGTATCACACTCACCAATTCTCCGGCTTGGCGCAGGCGTTTATTCAAGTTCCCTGACCAAGGACGATTTGTTTGTGGCAGCGTGGGCGCAACAAGTTATCCCGAAGATGCTTCCGAAGATGGTCCCATCAAACTTCATTTGTACGGTAATGGCGATACAACCGACTATGGTCTGAAGATTTATGATGGCAACCTATTCACACTCGGCAGAGGTGCGCCTGAGTCGGCGATATGGGAAGTTGATGTTGAAAGTAGCGTAGAAATTGACAGTGTTATTCTTTTACCACGCCAACCTGTACCGATCCAGGGCAAGGACATTCACGTTGCCAACCCTGGGACAATTCCGTCCTGGTTGTATTCCCGATATGAGTTCAATGAACCAACAGAGTTGACAAGCCTTATGGTGAACACGGAAGGTGGCGGAGCCGTGACTATAAACCTTTATCTTGATGGGGCCACAGACAAGTATGGCACTGCCGAGATTGTTCTAGAGTCTGGGGTTGAATACCCCCTTGAGTTAAAGGTTCCGCCTACGTGCAACTCAATAGAGTTTGAGTTTTCCGGCAACGACGCCAAAGTCACTAACGTACATATTTTTGGACGACAGGTGCAAGTAATCGGCGAAAATGGCATTGCGCTCAGTAACCGAATAAACTGGCGCAACCTTCATTTCGCCTTCCCGAAGCCAAACACATTTGTTTGTGCTGTGCTCGGGGCCAAAGGGTACGGCGACGACGACACCACCACCACAATCGATTTTTATGCTGACGGGGAGAAGGCAAACCTTTCCTACGCCATTTCTGATGGCCGGCCATTTCAATTTCCACGAGGCGCTTTACCTAAAGCGGTTGCGTGGGTGGTGGACGTTCAATGTGGCGCCGAAATTGATCATTTGTTTCTTATACCATCAAGGTCAGTTGCCGTGACCAGCATAGTTCGGGCAAGTGGCGATGCCGCTATACCCCCGTGGCTTTACACACAATACGAATTTCCTGATATGGTCAAGTTGAGAAGCGCTACTGTCGAAGCCACAGAATATCCGCTTTGGATGCAGATATTTATTAACGGAAATACTAACTGTTCCCAGACGAAACAGATTGATAGCGCGGACGAGGTTGCGCTTAACATTGGTTCGGTATGTGGTGCAGTCGAATTCAGGTTTTTAGATTATAATGACGGTGTTCCGATAGGCACAAATCTTGTAGATTATACCGTTAAAGAGGTCCGTATATTCGCCGAAGAATATGTCCCCATACCCAATTATGGTCTTGTGTTGCGTGATGGCAGCAGTCAATTGGCGTGGCGGAACAAGACATTGCGGTTCGCTGATATAGGGAGCTTTTCGGTAGGCCGGGTAGTGGCGTCGGATTACACTGGGCTTCAGCTTACCCTATCTGCGAACGGAACGGATTATGGGCCTATCATAATTCTTGATAGTCAAGAGTTCAAGTTTAAAGACAAGCTGGAGGACGGGGTGACTTTGCCTAATGCGCGAGATTGGCAGTTGGACATCAAACATTGTGGTAAGATTTCTGAGTTATTGTTTATCGGCTGTCAGCAATATACGGTGAATAGCGGCCTTGTGAGGGTGCGATATGAACAAGATCCGTTCACGTGGCTGGATAAACGGGTTGTCGCAACTCGGCCCATATGTTTCACTTGTGGCCGTGTGCTTGCGGATGGTTACGGACTGACGCTCAAATTGTATGCTGGGGGCCAGTTGCAGATTACAAAAACAGTTGCCAGCGGGGACGCTTTCAGGCTGCCCCAAAAACGACCTGAGCGAGAGTGGATTATTGACCTTGTTCCAAACAGCGACGATCCAGTAATTCTAATTCACGAGATGGCCTTGGCAACTTCTATGTCGAGGTTGGATTATGGTTGATATTAAACGGAAAAGAAGACAGTCGGCGACAGACTTCGGCATGACAGCGCCAACCGACGTAACAGATGTGGTTGCCCGCCAACTTATCCAGGAATTACAGGATAACGTTGAAACGCTGGCGCAAACTCCGACTGCGGGGATAGTAGCAGAGCCGGCCGTTTCCGCCGAAACTAATGTGGCGACCGAGGTTAACCAGAATACTCGAAACATCGCAGTTAATTCCGAGCGGATAAACGAGATTTTCTGGTGGTTACATGCAGCCTTTAGGATAGACACAGTAGCAAAATTACCTGCTATTCCTGAGTTTTTCAAGATAGTGTTCTGGGCCAGTTCAAGTTTTATGACTAATGGGACTGGCGATAACCAACTATGGACTGCGGCCAAGGGCGACTCTGTTTGGCAGCCCATGTCGAAGTTTACAAACAGGAGCGGCGTTCCTGATTAACAATAAAGGAGATAACAAAACATGCCTTTAGGTTTATCAACACAACGAAGGGGCCGCGCCCAGGCCAAATATGGGCCGAGCCGTAGCATAACATCGCTTTCTTCGTTGCCAAGCCGGCCATTATACTGGCAAAGGCAACGTGGTCTGAGCACCCGCCAAAGATATGGTGCTGCCGCTAGTACGGCTGGCGCGTTGACTCGTATGGCACCTGCGTGGCAGGGAAACTTTATGCCATATTACCAAACGATACGCGATAGGGGTTTGGCGGGTGCACGCGCACAGACTGTGTTGGGTTATCAGTTGCGTCAACAAATACAACAAGATGCGATTAACGCACAACTAAGGCAAAATGAACAGATTCGACAATGGGCCCAAGATGCGCTTGCAGAACAGCGGTTTGGTAGACAGGAAACGCGCGCTGAAGGGGCACTTGATCTACAAGGCCAGCAGGCCGCCGCCCTTCAACAATACCGCCAGCAATCGCTTGGTCTGCGGGGCCAGGAGCTTGGTCTGCGGGGCCAGGAGCTTCGTGGCGATCAACAATACCGCCAGCAATCGCTTGGTCTACGGGGCCAAGAGCTTCGTGGCGATCAACAATACCGCCAGCAATTGCTTGGCCTACGGGGCCAGGAAGCTGACGCCCTTCAACAATATCGCCAACGACAACTTATGCAACCCCGTATTGTAGGAACGCCAAGTACGGGTATTTATGAGATTGCGCCGCCTCAGCGCCAACAAGCAATCGTGCCAAGGCCAGGTTCATCGGCGACTACAGCTCAACCTTCGGCCCCAAGGGTAACGACATTGGTTCCCCCACCCCTCGAGCGTCCACGAGTTGTAGGAACCCCTGGGACGGGTCTTGGCGCCGTTACGTTCAAGGGCGAGACCCCCGCATACACAGAACTTGTAGAAGCCCCGTCCGAAGAACAAGTGAAGCCATCTGCTTTACAGCAATATGGTTCTGCGGGGAAACTTGGGGAACTTGTGGATATTTTCATTCCATACACGGGCCTTCCGTCATCTGCATTTTTTGATGCAATGGGCCGCGAAACGGAAGCTGGTTATGCGCTCATGAGTGCGCTTACTTTCTATGGATTACAGGGGTTACCCGACGGGGTCACTTTGGAAACGATTGCTCAAGCCGCTATGGATTTGGCGCAGACCAGTGAGTTTGAAGACACTAATCTGCCACCGCCGACTGCCCAAACCCGGACTTGGTCTGAACTGGTGCATAATGCGCTTCCGCCTTTGACCAGAGCGATAGTTTCTGGATTCCAAGAGTTTCGGGCTAATCGCCAAAAAACTGCACCTGAATCTGTCGTGCCCGTAAACACATCCAGGTTGCCGCAGTTTCGGGCTAATCGCCAAAGAACTGCACGCGAATCTGTTGTGCCCGTAGACACATCTAATCTAGCACCATTAAGTCAGCCTACGCCAGTAACGGAAACCCCACAAAGGGGTTGGGCTCCGCCACCAACTGCAGGTGCGCCAGTGCCAACAACGGCACTAGCCGAATATCAGGCAGCTTTAGAATGGGCGCAGGCGAATCCTCAAGATCCGCGTGCAACACAAATTCTTGCGATCGTTGGAGGCCGATGATGCCTTTTGACCCAGACGCTTTTATAAAGTCTCATACAAAGCAGCCCATCTTTGATCCAGACGCTTTCCTGGACGCCCACGGGGAATCCGGGTTTGATCCCGATGTCTTTATCGGGAAGCATACGGGACAACCAGTGTCAGCGCCAACGGCGCTACTCGAACAGCCGACAGCAGAACAAACCCCTATGGGCCAAACCGTCCCTGGACTAGCCCCGCAAACCGTATTGCCCCCTGTTGGCATTGGCGAACGTGTCAGACGTGCTGGGGAAGAAATCGGCGGCCCAGAGATACCTGGGTTTGTGGCTACTCTGGCAAAGACCAGCCCTCTGAATTGGTGGACGAATCGGCAAGACTTGGCCTATGCCTCCAGATATGGCAATCTTGATACTGGTAAGGCGGAAATCGAGAAGTTGTCTGATTTCAGGTTGGGCAATCAACTTTATATGAATCCCTTGTCCGACATCAACATTCGGAAACTTGCTAGTCGGTTTATGGTGTCAGGCGCCCGTAACGAGCCCGAACGTCTTGGCGCACGCGAAACACTCCATCAGTTGAGCAAACAATATGCTACACCAGTGAAGGCTTGGCAAAAAGAACGTGTTGAGCGAGATGAGACAATTCCTGCCACCGCAGTATTGGGCGCTCACGAAATGACGCCGTATATGGTCTCAATGGCTCTTGGTCCTTTGGGGTTTACTGCCGCCGAGGCGGTTACGCGGTTTGGTGAACTGCGTGCTGGTCAATTTAACATTGATGAGAAAGGCCAATTGCGGTTGTCTAAAGAAGGGGCTGAGGTTTTTGAAAGTTTGGTAAAGGCCGCAGGCGGCGCTGCAATAACACGTTATATCGAAATGGGCAGTTTTCCGGCAGGTCGGCTTTTAAGCAAAATCCCTGGGGCCAAAACGCTCAGACAAACAGGGGGCAAACTTGTCCCATCACAAATCAGAGCGTTAGCTGCCAAGATCAAATTACTAAAGGGTAAGGTGCCGCGTGTTCCGGCTGTTAGTAAAGCGTGGCGCGCGTTGAATCGCGCTATCGGATTCCAGGGGTTAGGTCGGGAAATCCTTGGCGAGGAAGCCGCAGAGGCCTTTGTGAACGGTTTAGGCAACCTACAGAACGAATATAACAAGGTCGGGTTACAGAACCTTCCCGATGCGGCAATCACCTTTGCAAAACAAGTGCCAGATATGGCGTTATCCATGTCGGTGTTGCGCGGCGGACAATACGCCCTTAGCGTTCCTGGATATCTTGCTGGAAACGCTAATCGCAAACGAGATATCGAGAAGGCGTTGCGTGCATTCGGTGTTCCCGATAGCGAAATATCTTCAATGTCCACCGATGATCGGATAGACAAGCTCAATGATTTGTTTAATGATACCATCACAGACGAGCAGGCTGCTGATATTGCTGAGGTGGCCTCTCAAACAAGCGAACTAGTTTCTCCCGTTCGTCCCGCTGAGGAAAAGGCAAGGATCGGGGAACCGCCCGACCCGACTTTGACAGCCTTAGATCCTTATGGCGATCCATATATCACGGTGTTTAGCGGAGAAGACTGGGCTACCCTGACGCGCGCACAACGGCAAAATGTTATTGACGAAGACTTGTGGGCTTCCCAAACAGAGGTTCAAGAAGAACGTCTTAAACAACAAGCGGAAGAAGAAGAACTTGCCGAATATAAGAGGCTAACGTCGTTGTACGATAACGCTGTTGCCAAAACAGAAAAAGAGATTGAATCTCAGGGGTTTGCCGTTCAGGGGAAAAGGGGGTGGAGCGACAGTTCGCGGTACATAGACGTTGCGGACGCAGAAGGCGAATATGTGGGCACGGTCCGCATATCAGACCATGAGCAACCTGTCGGTGGTGGATTCTCGGAGGAACAACAAGAACGTGTTGGCGAAGCGGACGTTAACCTTCCAATGGATACCGAAAAGGGGGAAATCGAACTCGATCCGTTACATCATTGGCTTGTCGCGTTACAGGGCGAGACGGTTGATGTTGAGGCGAAGAAAGAGGCAAAGCCTACTGCCGAGTTTGTTGGTATGCAGGAACGGCCCGGGGGCGGTGAACCTTTCGCACTATTTACAATTCATGGGGGCGAACGTGATGGAAGTACGGTCGCGGCAGAAACCCTTGAGGGTCTGGGGATTGCCGTGCCCGAAATATCGGAACAAGTAAGCGAGAAAAAGCCTTGGGAAATGACGCAAGAAGAGTTTGGCATATATGAAAAGGGGAAGATAGCCCAATATGGCGGTAGGGACAAATGGCTATCGAGCGATGAGTATAAAGAGATTTATCCTAACCTAGCAAAGGTGCGCGACAAAGAACGGAAAGAATACTTTGAAGGCCGTGCTACGCTTGGGAAAAAGGAAACAATAAAAGCGGGACTAAAAAATGGAGATAGGGTTGAGGCTGTTGTTCCAGACATAACCGGAGCCGGCGCCGTTATTAGTGGAACATTGTATTTCACCAAAAAGGGTATTCCTCGGGTAAAGCTGGATGATCCCGGTTTAATCGCCGGAGGCAGGAAATATATCAATTGGCACAAGGGGTGGGCCGCCATAGTGCCGATATCCGTACCGGAGGGCAAACGCCCCGCCGAACCAGAGAAAGCCGTCCCTGAAGCAGAATTGGCCCCCCCGGCATTGGTTCCAGAAGAAGCCATGCCGCCTGAAGCGCCACTGCCCGAAGCTGTCCTGAAAAATCGCGCCTTGGGCGTACTGGGCCGGCGATGGACCAGTATGAGGGGAAAGGGTTGGCGTGTCCGCGAATATGATGGGCGGAAAGTTACAGAATCTGACGCCTTCGGACCGTTGACGGGCGGCAAAATCAGCCAACTTCATGAGGCTGGCATTGATCTGGTCGCGCCTATTGTTCCTACTGAAAAGCCTAAGCGCAAGGTTCGGCCTCGTGCTGAACAAGAATGGGATGTAACGCTTCGCCAGATAGTTACAGTTGGTCCGAGGAAGGTCCCAGAGGATGTAGACCGCCATTTCACTGTTAGCGCAAAAACAGCGTTTGGGGCAGAACAAGCAGTTAGAAATGCCGGCCATAAAGGTATATTTGTTTCGGCAGAAATCGTTAGCGAGGAACCTACCGCACAACCCAAACGGGTAAGGAAGCCCCGGAAACTTCCCAAAGGCAAAGAAGTCAACGAACCGTTACGTTTGTTTCGCGCCGAGATGCGGCAATCGGGTATTCAACCGCCAACCGGCCTTAATATAGTGGACGATTTTGGTGGCCGTTTACCGCCAGGCATTTGGCAGCGAGGGGGTGTGTTTGCATGGGATACGGCCCTTGCTCGAGCGCGGGATCTGGGGTTGCCCGTAACCGACAATCCCGACCCAAGCGAGCTTAGGCCGCTTTTTGTTGGGTCTACCATAATGGATGTAGGCGCCGAAGCCAAGGTTACGGGCGAAGGTTTTATTGAGCGCGTGCCACGCCAACCGACCCACGAAATCAACGAAACGGAACTTAACATTGGCGATCTTCTATATTTCCAGGGCGAATGGCGGCGCGTAACGGACGCTGGCGACCGTGGCGGAAAAGATTTGACAGATGACGATACGGTGCATGTAGCCGATTTTGAGTCGCTTAACGTCAAAGAGGTGATTCGCGCCGACAACCCGCTGTATCCATACGCGCTTGAGGAGTTTCAGCGGCAACAAGCTGAAATTGCTGCGGCAGAGAAAAAGAAACCTGCGCGCGCTTCCGTTGAGCGTTATGCCGAACCTATACGACCACGCAAAGTTCAGGCCCGTAAAACGGCTGAGCCTACTGAAGCGGAACGTTTGGAGAAAGCCCATGCGCGAGGCGAGTTGTTTGATACAGGGAAAGCAGATGCCGACCTGTTCGATGTTAGAGATTTTGAGGGACCTGCCGAGGTGCCGGAAGGGGTGGTGTCGGCCAAACCCACGCTTGCCGAGAAAGGCGTTGCGCCCAAGCCTGCTCCTGCCGTAGAAGCCCAAGGCGAACTGTTCAGGCTGGATATCTCGCTTGATGAGGCCGCAAAACAAGCTGTTGACTTGTATGGCGACAAAGAACGCGCTGTTGATGCGCTGACTCGGCAGCGGGCTGTGCTGGAGCAAAACAAAGAAAGTACAAAGCGCGTTGACGATATTATCGGACAGTTACGGGCGGAACCAAAAGAGGCGTATGAGGAAACCGTAGAACCGAAACCCGGGGAGCAGGGCTTGGTTAAAGAACCAAAAAAAGACTACCAATCTGCTGTTAAACCGTTTATAATAGATGAAAAGGAGCCTGAATATGTCCCGCAAGAAACCCTTGCTGACGCACTTCAAGCCGCGGACCTTGCCGCCGAACGTGCTCGAGGTGTACTACCCGCTAAGCGGGCGGCACGACGCCGTGTTACCCCGAGGACAGGCGGAGTTGTTACGCTCGGAACTCGAATCACAGACACCCTCGCCCGGAAAGGTCGTATCGATCTCCGAGGCCAGACGTTTGCGGACATAGGGGAGTTGGCGGCCCTTCTTCAAGTGTACCGCGATCCTCGGATTGAAACTTTCCGAATAATTTATGTTAAAGGAGACCGGATTGTCGCCCATGAGGGAATGACTGCCGGGCTTCCTGGGCTTACTGTCGCACGTCCATCCACGCATAAACCATCAGCGTCCCTGCGGCATTTCGCGGCCATGAAACGCCGTATCGAGCGGTTGGGCGCAGACGGTTACTATCTTCTCCATAACCATCCTAGCGGCGACGTTACTATGTCGTTCGCTGATGCCCTTGTCACTGAGCAGTATCATCAGTATGCTCCAGGTTTGCGGGGACACATAATCATAGACCATGACACTTACAACCTTTTGAGTTACAAAGACAGAGATAAGACTATAGAACAAGGTATTGCTGCGCTTCCAGAATCGGCGCGCGGAGATGTGTACGCTCGAGAACAAGGCTTATTGGGCAAACAACATGTCACGCCAAGTCAGACAGCCAAGATATTTGCGGCTATTGAAACAGATGCAGATAAAGTTACTGTGCTTTACAGCAACCCGCGGAATGAGTTGAACGCTATCCAATCTGTTCCATACGGGATTTTTAACCATTATAAGCCCGCCCTGGATTATCTTCGGGGCCAAGCGCGTCGATTTGGTGCGACAAGGGTCATCATCGGCGTTCATGGGTTTCCCACTGCCGATTCTGATCGCGGACTAGCCCTGGACCGTTTGTTTGAAGAAGGTCATATCTTAGCTGGTTTCGACTTGGACAATATGACATCCATCCTAAGCCCCAAAGCCAATCAGCAAGATGAGCGCTTTTTCGGAGCAGAAGTCAAAGGTCGTGTGGTTCGGGAATCGCAACCGCCGGAGTACGGTCCCAAGCAACTCCCAGTTAAAGCGTTAAGTCCAGAAGTTGAACGACGGCGAAAAGCGGCGCACGGCGTTACGACCCTCACAATGACCGAGCGCATCCGAGAAACTTTAAGGGTGTTAGGCCATCGAGCCACTCGCGCCTATCAGCACTTGCCCAATACCGACGAGTTTGCTGTTGTAAACGAAGTACTTCGGTTGTTCAGGGGTCGTATAGATGAACTTTTGCTAAAAACACAGGAGGAAATCGCTGATGTATTAAGCAGCCTCAAAACGCCTGAAGAAAAAGACACCTTTGAATGGTATCTGATAATGTTAAACATGCACGAGTCTGTCAGGAAGTTTGGCGAACCGTTACGATCCGGTTATGAGTCTATAGAAGAACTTGAAGAAAATCTCATCACATTTAGAAACGCGGTTGCGCGTTCACCGGCCATTCAGCAAGCGCTTAACAAGCGGAAGCGGCTACTTGACGTACTTGGTGAAATGCTTAAAGAATACGGCATCCTGAAAGGAATTGACCGGAAACAGTATTATCATCAGCAAGTCCTGACAAAGCTCAAATTGCGTCGTGGGTTAGGTGGCAGAAAGCTACGACGAATGAAAAGAGGGTTCCAGAAAAAACGTGTCAAAGGCGAAAGCCTGCCGGAAGAGTACGATTACAATACCGATTATATCCAAGCTGAAAGCGAATGGATGGTTGAGGCGATGGTTGAGGTCGAGAAAGAAAAAGCGTTACGCATGATCGGCGACCGATATGATAGGTTGGATGAGCTTAAGGCAGGCGCTAAGGCCATGAACTTCGAGGCGCTTGTTGGTGGGCCGAAGGTTGTAGCAAAGATCAGACAATTACGAGGCGCTATCCGGGGGCTTCAGGAAACAGCACGTGAAGAAGGTCGCGGCCTGAATAGGGACGAGAAGGCTAGGGCAGTAGAATTAAGCGACGAACTCTGGGAACTGGACCCAACCATGCCATACCGTCAGCGGCTGGCGATGTTTATAAATATGATTCAGCGCGAGTACGACAAGGGTGCAATCGAGCTAGGCGAGTTTGATGATTTGGTTGTTGAAGAAGATGACCTATCTTTGGACACAGGTTCGGATCAGTGGTTTTCGTTTGTCAACTATCTGATCATGCGGTATGGAGACCAAAAAGCTGGGATTGCGGCAAAAGGCATTTTCAAAGCGCTTAACGACAAACGCAAAATGGTTCAAGATCGGCTTGGCGACAAATATCTGGGATGGGACGACCTAATCCCCAATGGATATGAACCCTGGCAATCCGTATCCGGCAACATGTTTTTCCCTGTGTATACAATTCCAGCGGCAGCAGTAGAAAATCTGGAACGCAGCGGTATTTTCCCAGGCCTATCCAGAGATCAGATAAAGACGGTGATCGCTATGGGTGGGCCACACAAAGCAATGGTATTGCCTACAGAAATCGTCCATCAACTTAATGCGATGGGAAAGCCTACGGCAAACGAAGTAGAACGTGGTATATCGCGTAACCTTATGGGTCATTGGAAACAATGGACGTTGATGAACCCCAAGCGTGGGCTTGGCTACAATGCCCGTAATTTTACAGGTGACCTTGATCCTCTCATTGCTGCGGCGCCAGGCGCATTACGGTCGCGATATGTGGTCCCTACGGTAGACCAATTATGGGCATTTTATCGTAACCCCGAGAATATCACTGAAGAACTTGAGCTATCCCGTGATCTATGTGTAATTTCTTCTTCAATGACCCGCGCAGAAATCCCAGACATAAAGAATTTGGCTTTATTCAAACGATTCTATACTTCACAAACCAACGCCATGACTATTGTAAGCGATTATTTTGATTTTGTAAAAAAATGGACTATGTTTCGTGAGAACCTTTTGCGGCACGCAGCTTTTCTCTATTACCGAGACCAGTTCAAACAAGGCAACCTCATTCATTATGGTGGCGCAAACCCAAGGGTTGTCGAAGCGCTTCGGCGAGATTTGGGTGACGATATTGCAGCAGCCCATATGGCGCGCAATTTGCTTGGAGATTATAGAAACCTGACAGAACTTGGTGATGTCATACGCCAACATTGGTATCCGTTCTGGAGTTGGCAGGAAATCAACATGGGCCGGACATATCGGTTGATTGGCAACTCTTATGTCTATGGCAAAGCCAAAGAAAAGACGGGCGCTGTAGCCGGAGCGGTTGGCAAAACCGTTGCAACCACAGCATTTCGCACATTAGCAATGTCGCGGATTTTGTGGTTGTATGGCGCCATGTGGTTCTGGAATCATTTAATGTTCCCCGATGAAGAAGATGAGCTTAGCAGTTGGGAACGCGCAACCCCACATATTATTTTTGGGCGTAACCCAGACGGCTCTATCCGTCTATTGCGAAGCGCTGGCGCGTTGGGCGACGTTCTTGAAGTGTTCGGTATAAACGAGATTATAGAGCATTATCCCAAATATGCTAATAACCAAATCACTTTGGGTGAACTTGCAAAACAGGCGGCGCTCGCTCCTGTCAAAAAGGTGGTATTCGGTATACGTCCCGATGTAAAGACGGTGATGGAAGTTGTCACAGGTATGCGGTTGTTCCCCGAGCCAACTCGGCCAAAGGCAATTAGCCGTATTGAGGCCGCAGCGGGCTTCCTAGGTTTAGCGGAAGAGGCTCGGGCCGTTAGGGGCCTTGCCAAACAGACTGGCGAAACGGTGAAAGCGGATTACTTCGCCCGAAACTTTATTGGCGTATCGCAACCAAGGTTGAACGCGTATTATGCAACATTGGAGTTGAAAACCGCTTATCGTAAAACGGTTTTGGGCAAAGAAACGAAGGGGATCTTCCCGCCCAGTAAAATCCGCAACATGAAGTGGGCGGCTATCAACGACAACTATAAAGCGTTTCTTGCCGCAAAAAAGAAATATGTTGGTGAAGAAAACACTGTCGAGAACTTCAAACGATCTCTTCTCTATATTGATCCTTTGTACGGACTATCCGACACTGACCGGAAACGGTTCATGCGCGACTTTTTGACACCAACACAACGTGAGATGGTTGAAGAAAGCCAGAAATGGGCTAGGGAACTACATACAAAACTTGAGACGTGGTGGGGACGCGATAAAGTTAAGGGTGAGGGGGTTGCTCAACGTCGCCAAACACTTCGGGGCCGTCAATTCACGCGTCCAGGAAGGTCAACAACGAGATGATGGGTGAACGACCAAACGATTTCCCGTTGTCCGAGCATTTCCGGCTGTACGAGTTTGCGAATGGCGAAGGGCTTGTCACGGTGCATCCGTCGCTTATCCGCAGCGCTGAAGCGGTGCGGGCCGAGCTCTGCCAGTTGAAAGGTGAAGAGGTCGCAATCATCGTCACAAGCGGTACGCGGACACGGGCGGACAATGCGGCGCTTGGCGCGCGGTTCGGCTGGCTGGACAATGGCGGGCCGGTATCGCGGCACTCGAAGCATCTGCCGGGCCATGGTGGAATAGCGATGGATTTCTATGCTAAGGTGGTTCGGGTGGGCGACCGCATTCCGCAGCGGGCAGTCGGCGAAGCGGCCCGGAATCATTTTGATTGGGTAAGAGACGATTATGAAGATGGACATGTGCACGCCGATAACAGAGATGGAGGGCTGAAAAATCCGAAGGGGGCCTTGCAATGCCTGTGACGGGACAACGGCAAAGGATATGACACAATTCGAGACATACAGACCCATGGTTGGTGGCACATCACCTCGCTTGTCCCCGCATCCAGAGAGACAACTGCGGCCTCTTGCCACAGTTGGACTGCGCTAGCCACGGGTCTGTATTATGTTGCAAGGGGCCACAGAATGAAATACCTTACAACAACCGAAGTTGTTGGCATTCCGGCAGTCGATATGCCGTTGCTCGTGTTGTCCGACAACGTCAGATCCTGGATCTCGTGGCGGATCAAGTGGCATACGAGCAGAAATCGTTCGCCTGGATACTACAATCATGCCATGTGGATGTTCGAGCGTGGCATGGTAGCGACTCAAGGCGTTTTATACCATAAAGAGTCTATTGATCGGTATCTGGGCGGCAAATATCGGCTCAAATTCTGGCGAGGTAAACACTGGACAAATACTGATTGTTGGATAATTATTGACGCTATCAAATACAAACTCGCGTTGCCAAAAAGAAAACGGCTATACGATCCGGTAGGTGTTTTGGGCCAACGGTTGCGATTGCGGTGGCTGAACATCCCCAGCCTGGATTACTGTTCTGAGAGCGCCGCAGAGTTCCTGCGGATGGCCGAGCCACGCATGGTTGTAAAACATCCAAGCCCAGCCGACCTCAACCGTTGGTGTAAAGAGAGCACCCACATGGAGGTATATGCAGTTTACGACCCCGATCTAACCTAACCAAATGTCTTCTACGGCAGGCGGCCTCCCCACCGCCTGCTTCCTGCCACACCAAGGCCCCGGTTTCTCCTTTCCCCGGGGCCTCATGTCTCCAGATTTCTAAGAATTTTTTGGTGTGGCGATAAGGAGACTGCGCATGTCTATACATACCACCAGCTTAGGGCGGGCAAAAAGTTCAATAAACTACTTGACTTTACATTCACAATCTGTTAAAATTATGTCATGGGAGAACGAAATATGACGCTAGGACAACGAATTATAGCATGGCGAGAGTCTCGTGGGTTTGAGCGCGTGCAGGTTGCCAGCAGAATGTGCGAGGCCGGTCGAAAAACCAATGAACACGACCTATGGCGCTGGGAAGCTGGGCGCAACAAACCTGATATCGATGCGTTAAACGTTATCGCGCAGGTTTTTGGGATCAATCTGGACGATCTTGTGAACGGATTGCCAACGGAATATGAACGGATTGCCAACGGAAGCAGTAAACCCAGTTGGCGCGCCTAATCCAGAGAAAGAGAACTTGGTATCATGAAGACAATCACCTTAACACAAGGCAAATCCACAATTGTAGACGATGAGGATTATCCACTTCTATCTCGCATCAAATGGCACTGTGGAATGCAGGGGGCGAATAGAGATATTCCTTACGCGATGGGTGCCATTGGGGAATGCCAAATCCGTATGTGCCGCCTGATTTTGGCCGCAAAAAAATCTTGGTATGTCAATCATATCAACGGCAACACGCTCGATAACCGCAAATCCAACCTCCGAGTTGGCTCGATGAGACAGATGTTGGCTAGTGCGCCGCCCCATAGCGGTCGTAGCAGCCAATATAAAGGTGTAAGAAAACTGGTTAAACTAAATAGGTGGGAAGTGCATATCGGATCGCGTTATCTTGGCACGTTTAATAATGAAAAGGCCGCTGCAATGGCTTACGATGAGGCGGCGCGCAAAATATATCGTGGGTTTGCTTGGCTCAACTTTCCCGAGAAACACAACCCAAAATTGATTGGCGAACACCGCCGTTCTCAAAAACTTGGTGGACGTGGCCCTCGGCTAGGCTCGATATCGGGCTTCAAGGGCGTGGCATTCCATAAACCTACGGCAAGATGGCATTCATCCATTTATTGTGGTCGCAATAGCCGCCAATTCTCCCTATGCTATCACAAGACAGCGGAAGATGCTGCTCGTGTTTACGATGCCGCAGCACGCCTAGTCTGGGGCAACAATTGTTATCTGAACTTCCCAGACGAACACGATAATATCGGATTGCCTCGTTTGGTGCGATGGGGCCTTGCCACCCTACCCGACATTGATCCTAAGCAGTCTTACAACCTTTTCAGTGCGGCAGATATTCTCAAACGTAGTTATCCAGAAATTGTTCTTTTGGTTAAGCATAGGTGCCTTAAGGCAAAAAAGACCTTGATGCCCGGTGACCGGTATCGTTACGGGATTACTGGGAAAAACCTACTGACCTTTGCGAAAGCTGAGGTGGCACGCTACCAGAAGCTCAAAAAAGAGATGTTGTCTGGTAATGACCCCAGTCCCAAATCAGGAAGGAATTGACATGCAGTGGGACCCGTGGTACGGATGGATTGAGGGTCGGGAAATCAAAGACCGTATATGTTCCGAATGTGGTTATCGGTTTCGGACATTGGCTGACGAGGTTCATCCTTGTCCGAAATGTGTGCAGGAAAACAAGGCGGGGCTGCGTGGCATAAAGACATTTGCGCGGTGGTTGCCAACCTTCCTACGGAGATGGAGGCTACATTATGTTCTGGCTAGGGTTTTTCTTTGGCGCTCTGAGCGTAGGGCTGGTCTGGGCAATTGACTCATATTTGTTTGGCCCACCACGTGTGCGGACACGCAAGCAAATGAAGATCGGGGCTGTGTCCCGAAAGTTCGCGCGGCAATATGCGCAAGACCAAGAAGATAAGGATAAGCGCATTCTAAAACAAAAGAGATGAGCCATGACCGATTTGCGTAAACGGATAAAACGTCGCACAGTGAATTCGTACAACTATCAGGGTCGTAGACTTGTGGTGATATTGGAGCCGGGCGATGTAATTGCGTTCCGGGAAGAGCGATGCAGGAAGGTATTCCGCGCACCATTATCGCGCGTATTTACACAGGTGGTGGCCTGGAACCTGGAAGCCGAACGAGCGGAAAAGCGTAAGGTGTCGAACCGTTCCAGGCCACCCAAAACAAGCCGGAAATAAAGCCGAACAGGAGGCAATGTCAAATGTCTGCCAAAGAAATTGAAATGTCTAAAGAGTTGGGAATCCAGACGCTCACACAAGAGGAATGGATAAAGGAACGCCAAGCGGGAATTGGCGCATCGGAAGTCGCCACTGCGTTAGGGCTTAATCCATACAAATCGCCCTATACGCTCTGGGCCGAAAAGCGCGGGATCGTCCTGCCTAACGCTAGGGAGACGCTTG